GGTCCTGGTTTAATAAAAGACACAAATACAATCTGATAAATCCGGTCATCCAGAGGGTATATGCCCTTATTAGCCAGCACCGGAATCGTACAAAAAGTGCTGCTGTTATCGTAAATCAGGTTAGCACGCAAAGCCGCCTGACATTGCGCTTCGTTCAGGTAGATTAAGAACGTTTCATCATCTACAAGATACGGTTCGTTAATATCATTTGTTTGAAGTCTATATACCTGACGTAGCTCGGAGACAACCATTAGACGGGTCCGGACAAATCCACCAGTTGAATAACTTCGTTCCGTAAACTGGCTACCGACTTACGACCATCCAGTTCCATCCGGTAATTAACTTTGGCATACTCAATCAACGCTGGTCTGTCCATATTAGCGATTAAATCACGGGCCTCTTGCGCGGCTTCGGTATCTTCCAATTGGGTATGGGTATTAGGCTTTGGAATAATTGCCGAGGGCGCATCTACTTCTTCACCACGGACATAGGTGTCGGGATGCTTCAATAGCTTTTCGGCTAACTCTGAATCAACCAGGACGGTTTCGCCTTTGTTAAAGACGATGTGCGAGCCGTAGGCGCCTTCTGTGTAGACAGGTCTCTTGCCGCAATATAGTATAGGGACTAACATTTGTGAATCTCCTGGGGTTAAAGAAAGGGGATTTTTACATCCCCTTTAGTTTGATCGCTTACAGATTAGGAAAACCTTCCCAGATACCGTTAACTACTACATCTATCTGACCGGCAGCGGCATGAGCGGCTCCCGCATTCGTCAAGATCAAGTAAGCATCTTTCTTGAGTCGAATAGGGGCTTTAACACCCGTCTTTCGACTCACGCCAGTTGCCGAAGTGGCTAAGGCTGAAGCAAAATAAGCATTGTCCTGCGGCGCGTTGGCATCATCGATACCGTCACAATACTGAAAGCCGATATTCGCCGTGGTTAACGCGGTAAAGGCGTCAGATACGATGACCTGGGCATCAAAGATAAGCAAGCCTGCTTCCAGTCTGCCCAGAATGATGACATCGCCAATTTGTGGCGCAGTCGGCGTATCGCTTTGGATAAAGATACCGGATGCGTCTGTTGTGAAGGTATAGAGCAATGACAAGGCATTGCCGTAAGGGGCGCACCAGTTACGGTTCTCGCCGGTTTGTTTTTTGGTTATTAAGCTCATGTTTGTGATCTCTTTTGAAAATGTTTTAGTTTCACTGCGTCCTCATCAGACCAGCCTTTTTTCAATCTATTTTGAATAACACCATAGGATATTTGGTATTCATCAGCACACTCGCTTAGGGTTTTAGTGATGCCATCAATAATCAGTAAACGATTTGACCTGCGATTATTAGCTTGCTCTTTAGTGGTTGCCCAACGGCAATTGTCCTTAGAGTAGCCAAGCTCGTTATCGATCCGGTCAATACTGTGCTGAGGTGATGGCTTGTTACCCATATCCTCAAGAAAGTTTTCAAAACTAAGCCAGCGTTCGCATATATGAATACCGCGACCACCATAATCTACGTATTGCCTATCGTTTTCGTTGTTGCAACGATTATTCATACTCATCCATGCTTTATGTTCAGGAATATTAGTTAACCCATGCGTCGTGAAATTCTCACGGGCCTTATCTTTAACTAAACATCCACATGAACGGCTGTGTCCATCTGCTAAATTAGCACTATCAACAATCGATTCATTTCCACAATCACACAAGCAACGCCACATTACCTTTTTATCACTTTCAACACGTTCCAAAACAACCAAACGGCTAAAACGCTGACCTACTCTATCAATAACTCTTCGTTCACCAGCTTCATGCCTTAAACAACCACAGGATTTGGTAAGTCCTGAACTGAGTTTTCCTGCATAAACCACGGTAGTATTTCCGCAGTCGCACTGGCAATTCCAATAAGTTTTGTTAGAGTCATTAACTGATTTACTGATAACCAACAGCTTGCCATAGCGCTGTCCACAACGATCCACGAATTTCATAGCCTACACCTATTTTGTAATTAATAATTGGTGTCGTAATCCACCCGAAATAGGCGAGTGGAAAGCCATGCATAGGCCTGTCCGACATAATTATTATAGGCTATAATATGCTATAAAGCACCCATAGGCACAACGCTATCTATACAAATTATGCCATTATCCGTCACTTGTTGACCTGCGGTTCCGTGATCAATTTTAAAGCGTATTTTACTTGTCCCATTCATCATTCCTATAAGCACTTCTAGCTTGTCGGCGTGATCAAGTTCACGTTCTGACCAAAAGAACGGATTCCCGGTCTTGTTATTCATGCCGAGAGCCGTGGCAATTGCCTGACCACCCAGCAGAATCGAACGATCTACCGCAAACAGTTGCTTACCGTTCGACGTAAACGCGGCCGGTATCACATCAGTGGTATTTTCCACTTCCGTGGTAAAACTGCCACACCAGTTCATCGGATTGCCTGGATAGAAACGAATCGGTTTAGGCATTTTAACAATCAGAATCCCGTTCCACAATCCGGCATCACCCCTGAATAACGGGTTATCGCCTGCGTTTTGGGAGCGTGCCATCGCTTGTGATTGCAAGGTCCTGAAGTTGGTGGATTGCACGAATTTTGTATAATTTTCGCTGGATACCAGCAAAATACGCAACGGGGAATCGCCTGCCATCTTGTCACCATCAAAGATGACTGGGGCCGGAGGTAGCGGCATCGAGTCGAGTTGTGTGCGAATAGCATCGACCACTTCCATATTCAGGGTATCGGTCGAGGCAAAATTTAACTCGCCCGCTGTGGCGTTAATGTGTTCAATCCCGGTTCCCGTGGACATAAAGTGCCGGTTTTTAGTCGGGGCTTTAATGCGGTTAATCAGGATTTCAGCAAACTTTGGATGCGTAGCCAGCGGTATGGCCCACTCAATATTGTCATGGAAGCCGCGAGCGCCCGCCATGTGTACAAGAGTAGTTTGATCCAGCAGCCGGTTCATGTACTCTTCGGCCAGGGTTCGAGCCAGGCTCCTGAGTTGCCATTTGGTGCGTTGTTGCGACATGGCGTCGCCCGCGCTAATCGGTTTCCGGCTTTGATTGATCCGCAAACGGTCTTGCGAGAAGCTTAATGCCTCGCCTTGACCTTCCGCGTTCTGGCCGCCCATGATAGGGATACCACTAAGAGGGTTAATCAGGTCGAAGGTGATCTCGTCGCCTGCGGTTTTCGATAAGTCCTTGCACAATACAATCGGGTATTTGTTACTGGATTGTGTGCGTAAATTGTTTTCCGCGTCACTTTGCTGTGGCATCGGGCCTGTGAGTCGGTTTAGGGTAGTGTTGCGCTGCATTGAAGCAGCAAACAAACCCGCCGACTGGATTCGGATCGCTTGATCCGATCCGTAAGGTACGGAGGTTGGCATAATAGGTTTCCTTCTACGGGATTAGCAGCGTCATCACGACGCGGCGGCTTACTGCCCTGGGGCAGTGTGTTCTTTACTTCAGTTTCAATCAGTTTCCTTCCTTCAGGTGGGGGAGAAATGGTGTACTTGATCTTGTATTAACATTGTCTATAATTTATACATGGTGCGCTTCCCCGGCGTCGGCATCCTTTCGAACCTTTCAGGTATCGATAAAACTAAATAACGCAGGGTTAACGAACTTTTCAGATCGTTAAGGGGTACAGTAAGCTTCCCTACTGTGGGACCCTTCGTGGTTACCATAAAGCCCATGCCCTCAGGTTGTGGCTGTTTACACGTATTTCGACATCATTTTCATCACTTCATCAGCGCTTTTACCGGCGAATTTCCGTTCCAGCTCGCGAGGTGACATATTCAAAACTGCTTCGGCTTCATCATGATGTCCGGTTGTTCCAGCGGGAATATCCGACAAGCTTCCGGGTACCGGTGATTTCACTTTGGCAATAGCCGATTTAGCTTTTCCGGCTACGTCGGTAGCCGGTTCTTTCGGTTTGTCACTGCCGGTGTCCTGCTTGAACTTAGCGAACAGTTCAATCAGATTCTTGGCAGGGCCCTTATATTCAAGGGCCTCGACATATTTATCACGCACGAACGAAGGTTGTGCATCAATCCAGACTTGTAAATCTTTACCATCCACTATGGAGTCTGCATCAGGATGAGCATTGCGTATGGAAGTAAAGTATTTATCCCAATAGCTTTCATTGGCGATCTGTTCCACGGGAGCTACCCGCTTATTGATCTCTTCCTGAAACTGGGCCAGCCCGGATTTTATTCCATCATCGATCATCGACTGAATGTAAGGCTTTAAGTCCGAGGCGACTTCTGGAAATTCGCCAGCGTATTCAGCCTTTACCGCGTCCTGTGCTTCGGTTTTACCAGTCCCGGCATCCTCGATTTTGGCGGTTTGCAAATCCGCTATTAATTGACTTTGCTGGTTAGCAAACTCTTTCCATTCCGCTTCTCGTTGCCGGGTGTCCAGGAGTTCCTGATAAGGGATCTCATGAATATTGTCTTTCGCCAGCAATTTGTATTCAGGTTCTTTATCTTCCTTCTCATCACTGTCTTTGTCAGCGTCGGACGAATCGCTGCTTTCCTCGGCCTTAGTATTTTCGACCTTGGTATCGTCCTCAAGAGTTTGGCCGGTTGTTACCAGTTCTTTCTCTTCATCAGAAAGTAACTCGAATTCGTGGGGTTGTAATTCAAAGTATTCTGCGTTTCTTTCGCTCATGGTTTTTTAAATCTCATATAATCCCGTAGGGGTTTATCCGCTGTGTCGTCGCGGTGACGATTAGAGAGCCATACGTATACCATAATTCGCTTTTTTTTTCAAATGGCAAATGAATCATGGTGGTTTTTTTCTTGCTTAAATTCTTTTTTGTTACTACAATTAACAAAAGAGAGAGAAAACAGTATGAAACGAAATCCAGAAATGATTGATGATGATAATCCTGAGTGGACAGAAGAAGATTTTAAAAATGCTATGCCGTTTTCGGCTTTGCCTGAATCGTTACAAACTACTTTGCTGGGCTTGAAAGAAGGCCGTGGCAAGCAGAAAGCTCCCATCAAGGTATCAACCACGGTGCGTTTTGATTCGGATGTACTGACGGCTTTTCGAGCTACCGGCCGGGGCTGGCAAACGCGCATGAATAACGTTTTGAAAGACTGGCTTAAGGAGCACCATGACCGATTACACGAGTAACCTTGTTCTGGAACAGCTTCGGTTTATCCGGTCTGAAATATATGACGTAAAGAAAATCCAGGGCGATATTTTGCTTAGGCTTGGTAGTTTTGAAAATTCCGTACGTTCGGTGCGCTACGAGGTATTAACGTGCGCTGATGTTGACGACCGGCAACAAAAAACCCTGGATTTTCTGTATGAGAAAATACAGCGAATTGAGAAACGCCTGGATTTGCAGGATTAATTTTCCGGTCGAAGTAGTTCTTTTTCCAGGTATTCGGCGTCAGTCATTTTTTAGTTCTAAGCCCTTTTATATTTTATACATAAGCCAATGTACCTATTTTTTGTTTTCGTGTCGTCAGCGCTATTTTTTGCGGCTAGTTTTTCAAGTTGTGGCATAATCTAATCTGCCTACGCGATGGCTTTGTAATTGTGACGGTAGCCATATAATTTAATCTTGCCTGCACAGTGGCTTTATAATTGTGACGTATGTTCTCGTAACATACTCCATCATGCGCTCTATGTTATCGGCGACTTTTGCCATAGATGTCTTGATAGTGTAATAAGTATTATCGCTCATAATGATTTCCTCATCTCGGCAAATGACTTACGGGCTATATTGCTATTGACTTCCGTGGGCTTTTTCTCGATGAGTGCAGGCGTTAACAAATGCTCAGGCTTCCAATCGGGCCAACCTTGTTTTATCAGTCGATCATAAACCGGGGTTATGAGCTGCATGGCTGTTTTCAAGCTTTCATATCTTACCTTTTGCAGATCAACTGCATTAGCTATGCTAAACACGAGTGGATGCTCGAACCGATCTTTGATGCTGCCTTGCTTGTTTTTGTTGTAAGCCAGTATGTTGTAAACCTCGTTAACGGTCGGTAAGCTTTCCAGTTCCAGGCTTAGGCATAGTTTTCTAAACTTGATAGCATTGGGCGGCCATTCCTCCCCATTTTTTCTCAGTGCATCAAAACCTGATTTTATTTGCCTAGCTGTTAAACCTGCCAAAGTTTCTGCCCATTCCTTAGCCGCTGCGGTATATTTTCCATTTTCATGTAACAGACCATTACGCGATAACCATTGATCCGCATAGATAACCGTCATTTTTTCCCAAATGAACAAAATTGCAGAATCAGATAACTCTGGATTCTTGCGCCCGTATTTCTCTGAGTTCTCTTGAGTTTGCTGCCATTCTTTCAATTGCAGATTGTTTCCTACCAGTTGAAGAATGGGTTTCATTGTTGTATCCTTGTCTTTCATGATTATCACCGTGGTTATGAGTTTTATTTGAATTGGAGCCAGACCCGTTTCTAGCGGTGTTCTGGCTTTTTCGTTTTTCAACAATATCTTGTACTATCTGCCTGTAATACAGTGGCGTTACAGGACGCTTTCCTTTCAACGACTTCGTTATTGCCAACTCGGCAAATACCATATCGTCATCAGTAACTCCTATTTTTTCCCATTCCAGAAACATAGGAACTGTATCGACTGTTTGTACCTCAACCAGCGCATAGCCTTTTACATTCATAAAATATTCGAGCCATTTTTTCAGGGCCTTGTTTTGTTCAATCGATTCAGAATAAGAATTTTCGGTTTTGCCAACAACAACCTTCTCTGATGTATTCTCTGATGTATTCTCTGTAATAGTCTGTTTACTGTAATCCTTCTTGTCTGCTTTGGGTAAGCACTCCTGAGTGTTTACGGTAAGCACTCCAGTCTGCTTAGTGTAAGCAGACTGGATTTTATCAGTATGTTTAGCGTAATCATTCTTAATTTCATTGGTATTCGAGTCTTTTTCTTCAAAATTACCACCTTTTTTTCCATTGCATTTAAAATGCGCTGGTTTTATGTTTTCGTAGACATGAGCACCGCCTAAAACAATAGGTTTAACATGATCAAAACATAAAGCATCTGGTTGTTGTCCCAGTGTGTTAGTTATTGCTTGGTCGCAGATATGGCAGTGCATTCCATGTTCTTCTAATACCTTGGAATAATCTACGTATTCAGAGTTAACACCTATTTTAATGGCTCGCATGAGACTTGTTTTAGAAAGCCCTAACAAGCTTCTTTTTGAATGTTTCAATACATCTTCCATAACGACAATTCGTTTTTGTCCATGTACCTTAGCTGACAATTCTTTTTCATCTACGCGAAAAAATAGTTTTGCTGGTACGCCTCGCCTTTCTTCAAACCAAAACCCGGTACAACGTAGTTTATCCCTGGCTTTTTCTTGTTCACTCCTGCTCATTCCTGTTTCATCTAACCATTCTTCTTGAGTTTTATAAAACCATCCATCATTATTTTTGGTTCTGTTACTCCAATAAATTGCCTGTGATAACATAAGAGCTGCTGTAATTGATCCAGTTAATGGAACAAAACATCTATGGAATGCTATCGGCCTATCGAATATTTCAATGATCATTTTAAACTCTCTATCGTCTGCTATAATTCAGACGGTTGTTGTGTTGTAAGGCCCACCGTGCCAGCGGTGGGTGTTGTTTTTGTCAATTTGTTCACTTAATGTATACTTGTCTACCAAATAATTGTGTTATACTATTATACACAATGTAGCCATTATGTAGGCATAATTTTATGATAGAACATAAAACGGTAAGAATAAGAGCTAAAACATGGACGCTGTTAAAACAGTTATCTAGTGAACAAGAGCTGTCATTAACCTTGATAATAGATAATTTAGTGCGTGAACATATTACCAAAACACACGCCAAGCCAACCAACAGGAACCAGACGGATAATTGAGCGATGAGCGCTCTCAATTTTGATACCCAAAAATTCAGGCAGAGCCTTGAGGATAAAGGGATGCAAACAGAACTTGCTGGAGCGATTACGCGCGGCTTGGTAGAGGCCATTAAGCAGGATATTGTCGCGATACCGCCTGAGTTACCCAAGGAAACACTGTTTACCTCGTTTGATCTGGTGAAGTTTGAACGCAGGCTGTTATTCAACATAGCGCTGATAATCGGCATGGAAATATTGCTTGTGTTGACGATTGCCTATCTGGTGAAACCGGTATGAAAAACGCATGTTTAAATTCTCTGGAACCTGCTATAATACAGGCGCGGTATAGGGTTATAAGCCCCTCGAACTTGGCGGTTTAAGGGGGGTGTTTTAAAAGTGTTAAGCCCGGATTGTTGTCAGCCGTCCGGGTGGTACAGTATAAACTCAAGCCTGTACATTGGCATCGAAAATGTGACACTCGTAATGCCTGTAAATTGGCTTGGTAAATTTAACTTTTAAGTCAGAGCCTGTACAGTGACCTCGTAATTGTGACGTACTTAGATGCATATTCGAGTCAGCAACAGCCTGCACAATGGCTTCATAATTGTGACTAATGGGCTACTGATTTAGACCTCTTTAGGCATCTTAACCCCAGACTCAACCCGCATCACTATCGTATGCATCAGCACCGATAACACTTCAGACGCATTGTAAGCGGCTTCATCGGTCGGCGCGTCCCGTATTAATTCCAGCATTTTTTCATAAGTAGCATGTTCGCTTGGGGTCATGGTTTTGTCCGTTTGGTTAAACATCATCGGAAAGCTCCGTGATACCCCGTCTCTTTAGGGCGGGGAGGTAAGGAGTGCTCTTGATCTTTTGCTGTTTCTAATCTATAGTTTCCTATATGAAAAAAACAGTGTCTATCAAGCTTGATCCAACCATCGAACAAAGCGTTAAACTCGACGCTTTGCAAGTTGAATTTTCTAACGCTTGTAACATTGCGGTTGGTTTTTCCGCACACGTCAAATGCTCGAATCGGGTAGCTTTGCACCATCTTTGCTACTATTCTGTCAGGGAACAAGTGCCTGCTCTTGGCTCCCAAATGGTCTGTAATGCCATTGCTAATGTTGCCCAGTCTTACAAGTCCTTGGTAGCTAATGAACCCAAGCTCAAAAAAGAAGACTGGCCGGTTATCAGCTTTAAACAAACGTCTTCCGTGCACTTTGATAAGCGTACCTATTCGTTCAAGAAAGAAGTTATTTCCCTGTTCACGCTGGATGGCCGCATAGCAGTCAATTACATATTGGGTAAGCATCAAGCTAACCTGCTTAACTCTGGTATTGCCAAAGAAGCAGAATTGCTTAAACGAAAAGGCCAGTGGTACTTCAATCTGGTTATTGACATACCCGACGCTACACCCAGTACCGGAAACGGCTCTATGGGTGTTGATGTTGGTGAAAATAATATCGCTGCAACCAGCACCGGAAAGGTGTTTGGTGGTGGCGAACTGCGCCATAAACGAGACAAGTTCTTGGCGCACCGCAAGAGACTTCAACGCAACGGTTCTAATTCGGCAAAGCAATTGCTGAAGAAAATCTCCGGCAAAGAAGTAGCCCATGTAAAACACGTAAACCACGAAATATCCAAAGCGATTGTTCAAGAAGCCATTGCCTACAATGCCAGTGAAATCAGGCTTGAGGACTTGACCAACATTCGCGATAACATCAAAGCCGGTAGGCGCGTTCGCTCTCGCTTGCATCGCTGGTCGTTTAGACAGCTTCAAGATTTTGTTGCCTACAAAGCACAAGCGGTCGGTATCGAGATTAAATACATTAATCCCGCTTATACCTCCAAATCCTGCTCGGTCTGTGATGCTATCGGTACTCGTGTAAAACATAAATTTTCCTGTAAGAACTGTGGTCACTTATCCCACAGCGACGTCAATGCGGCGTCGAATATTGCTAAGTTTGACAGGCTTTTCAGTCCGTCAAGGGGTGCGGTAAGCCGCCCTAATGTGGAACGATTTTAGTTACCATAAAAGCACCTTCCTTCAGGTAGGTGATTGTTTACACAGTTTCATGCTCTCTAAAAGTTTCCGCCCTGGCGATCCAGCCTTTTAAAAACATCGATTGGTTGGGCTTGGCTTCGACAATGGCATGATAAAAATCAATACGCCGGTTGACCACGCTATTAATAAACTTAGCGCCTAGATCATTGATAGCTTTTTTTGAAGCGGCGATAGTGATTGGTCCGTTAATACCATCGGCAGCGCGGTACATATAGCCCAGGGTTTTTAATTCAAGTTGCAGCAGTTTAATGGCGCTGTGAGGGCCTTGGTTGACGGCCATATCGAAGATAAGCGGTTGTAGCGCTGACGGCAGTGAATAGATAGCAGGCTTGATGTAGTAATTATTGTAGTAAATATGCCAGGCATCAGCCTGGCTTAGTGCCTTGATGTTGTCCTTACCATTTTTTTTTCCGGTAAACTCGTCCAGTGTGGATAGGGTGATGCCCATATTAGTGCATTTTCCATGATCTAATGGATTATCAGTATATCCGCCTTCTTTCTTTAGAACGTCATCGATCATCGTTTGAATACTCATTTGTGCTTCCGGTTTAGTCGAAATCATCATTATCGTCCTCGTTGCCATTGGGTTCCATGCCGGAGCCGTTGCAAACTGTGCAGCGGTCGCCTGAAATATTCCCTTCCGCACTTCCAAAGCAGTTGGAACAGTAACCCAGTTCTTCGTTGAATTGTGAATAATCGTTAGTAGTTTCGGGTTGGAATCTCATATCTAGGCTCCCATATTTTCATTTCGTGATGTTTCAATACCGGCCTGTGCCGAACCTGCCTGTTGTGGCACGGCTGGGCTTTGTGGCGAGGTGTTTGGTGTTAACTGTTGCTGTCCTAGCCTTGCTTGTTGCTGGGCTTCAGGAGAAGGTTGTGTCGGTTGTTGCGGTTGCTGGTAAGGCTGATTACTAAATCCGGGGTCTTGGCCTGGAGGATTAATTGGCTCTCTATAACCTGCATTGATAAGAACCTGATCAGCTACCGGCGCGATAGCAGGTTGGAGCACCACCTGAGAACCAGCCTGCATACTTGCAAACTGAGCATCAACAAGGGTTTTGGTAGCCGTTGCTTCAAGCGTCTTAATCTGCGCATCAGCCAACATCTGCTTGATCTCAATCTCTTTGAGTTTAGCCTCAATAGCTTGCTGTTCAGGGCTGGGTTGTGAGTCGGCAGCTTTTATTTGTGAAATGATATCTTGCTTATCCGGGATATTGGAAAGCTGTAACATGTGGGGAAGAATAATCCGTTGATATTCTGGTGGAGCGGCCTTAAAAGCCTCGCTTAGTGCGGCTAATTGCTGGGACTGGTAGCTGGCGTTGGAAGGAATCTCCTCGAGGTCAACTTTCAAAATAGTCCGTTCTACGTCGTTATTCAAATACTGAAAACCGTCTTCATCCGTAATAGGTTGATTGAGCTGTATCACCTTATCCTCTTTCAACACCGAACCGGGTATCTTGACTTCCTGCGGCTTGCCGATATCGTCCTGGATAATCATACTTAACAGCAATTCACCGACCTGTGAGCGCGATTCCTTGAAATTATCATCGACGTTGGCCAGGTTTTGGTTGCTCTGTTCAACCTGCGCGTTAAACTGCACTCCGCTGGTTGAGGTGTTGTTATTACCCTGGAACTCATCGCTTATGCCTGAGTTTTTCACCGATAACCGGGCGTCTTGCAGCATTTTGTATTGCTGTTCGTTCAGCTCAAAGTTTCGGTCTACCTTAAACGTGGCGCCGGGCATGGACATGTGTTGCTGATCGAGGATCACGTCGGCATCTGGTCGGCTGATATTGGTCCGGAAATTAGAATCGGTAGATAACACAGCTCCTTTGGTGCGTGTGGTAACCGTAGCCGATAAGCCCCAGCGTATTTTACTGATCGTCGCATTGATATTGTCTTGCGCGAACATCATTCCCCTGATTCGCCCAAAGGGAACGCCGGTACGGTCTTCCTTATGCGCCCAGAATGGTACATACGTGAAGTGATGATGCAAATAAGGAGACGGGGTGTCTTCCAACTTATGGGGTCCAGCCCAAAATGATTTATTGAGTTTGCTTATAATTTTATACTCTGGTTGTATCCCCGAAGCCACGGCCATCATGTGCATATCATTGTCCTGATCCAGCTCCACGACGCGGCCATCGGGCATGTTCAATACCAGGACATTACTCCATTCCCGATACCAGACCTCGAACAACCGTATTTGCTTATGCTCTATGTTGCGCCATTCCTGTTCCTCTATCGTCCAGCCACGCTCAACGTCGTTCGCCATGACCAGATTCGTAGACTTACCGCCATCCAACATGAACGCATCAAAGCCGGTCCAGCCTGAGATTGAGTATTCCAGCAGGTCGGCGTGATCCGGAAACATGAGCTTAGCAATATCCTTATCAATCCATTTCATCCTGATCAAGTACCGGCCATCGTCTAGCATGGATTCTTTCGCTTTCCAGTCCCACCAAATCTCGTTGCGATGGACGAAGGTGCAGCGGTACGGGTATTTAAACGGGTCCGGTTCCCGTGAGACTTCGACCCAGCCAATGCCAACTCCCACTTGTGACTCATAGGCATCCGAGCAGGAACGGTCAGCGCGGCTTTTACGCTCGGCCTGACTGAGTTTGTAGTTATAGGCGTCGGCAACCTCCTGGCCTTCCTTATCTGAGTCCGGTATCACCCGCCAATCGGTTCTTTTCTTGGCTTCCATGCCCAGGATAGACTCAATGGCGACTGCTATAACATTATCAACGGCGGGCGGCATCCCGATCCGCTTCATCTTTTCAAGAACTTCCGCCGATATTTGATTGCCGTCCTTATAATCCGCTTCCCGGTCCGCTTCTCGTCGCCATGCTGGCTGGTGCAGAATCTCGTGAAAGAACTTGGTAAAGCGTTCTAAAGACAAGCCTTCTTGTTCTTGTAGAAGGTCTTCGGGTTCGCGTTCGGTATCTGAAAACATGGTGTAACTCCTGTGCCTCACGGCAGGGGGAATAAATAATTAAACGTTGTTTAATAAATTAATTAAACAGTGTTTTTTAATTTTAATTAAACATTGTTTAATAAGTAATTAAACGTTGTTCAATAATTAATTAAACGTTGTTTTTTAATTAATTAAACGTTGTTTAGCTATTAAACAGTGTTCAATTCGCAAAAGTGCGAAAGTAGCAACGTACCTACTTATTTATCAATGTAGCAACGTACCTACAATTAAATGTAGCAACATATCTACATTATAATGTAGCAACGTACCTACAAATCAAAACCGCCAGTCTGCGGCCTCTCGCGGTTCTTCTATGTACTTAGTTTGTTTGTAGCGTCTTGCTCCTTCACATGCGTAACGGATTGAGTCTACAACGTGATTATTCTTATCTTCCAGCAACGGCATAACCTGGTCAGTATGCTTGTCTATTTTATAACTGTACATCGATAGCTCATCAATCGTATGTTTGCAGCGAGGATGCACTACTATGTCAAACGACTGTAAAAACGTAACGCCTTCTTCCACCGAGCCAACTCCTTTGATAGCTGCCGACATCCTTGGATAGCCGTGCTGTTGCATATATGAGATTGTTTCAGGTCGTGCGCTGTCTGCTGTAATGAACCATTTTTCAGACTCAGGTACGGTGTTGAATAACGCAGGCAAATTAACGATTTCACAGCCAATCAAATACGCCTCATAATCAATATAGAGCCTGTTTCCATCCGGGTAACAACGCACTAATACGCTGGGATCGTTAGAGTAACCCCAGTCTGCCCCAAAATTGAAACAGGTTCCCAGGGGCGCTTCAAACTCTTCAATCACCCAGTTTCTGAATACCCGCGCTTCGCTGTTACGTAGATATTCACCCAGCCAGACGTGTGCGTATTTATCAGGGTCCCGGCGTTTATCGTACTCCATTTCTTGCCGTAGTACATCAGGGAACCAGGGATTATCCGAGTAATTGGCTTGTACAACGATAGCATCAGAAGGTGGCTGTTTTCCTCGTAATAACACATCGATAGGGTCCGTGTCCTGCCCAGGATTCCAACTGAACCACAGTTCCGATTTAGGTTTTCTAATCGTTGGCCTGAGCAGGTCTAAAGAGCGTTGACTGAGTGATTGCGCCTCTTCGACCCATGCAAGATCATATCCTTCCAGAGACTTGATAGAATCGGCGGTGTGGTTTTGCATCCCTTGGAATATTATCTGACCGCCATTTTTGGCTTTGATGACGGACTCTTGCACATCGAATAAATGGCCGACGCCCATGCTTTCTATTTTTAGTTCAAGCAGTTTTTTAACAGACTGGCTCAGTGATTTTTGTATTTCCCGAACACACACGGAGTTAATCTTTTTGATAATATGTTGTTCAATCATTGCCTCTGCAAAAAACCATGATTTTCCAGAGCCGCGCCCGCCAAAAATGCCTTTGTAGCGGCTTGGTTCTAACAGCGATTCAAATACTTCCGGGGTTTTGATTTCCATTAACTCTGACGATAATACGCTTGATTTCCGTTATTTCCATAGATTGTTCATTACTGTTGTATGCGTCATTGATGTTGTAATTACGGCGGCGAAGATTAAAGATTTTTTCACGAATATCGACAGCACATTTAAGCGTTCTGAATTTTTTCTCAGGGTCTTCCTGATAATCTTCAAGCTCTAATTCATATTTTTCAGCGATTCCTGACAGCTTTATTATGTCAGCGCGTTCGCTTAAGAGAACACATGCAATCTGAGCGGCCTTGCTTTCTACAGTATCATATTCAGCTATACGAATTTTATCGCGAACACCATTTGAGAACACTATCTCATCAGCTCTATCAATAATTTTTTCTTTTAAGTTTCTTATCCAATGTTCTTGTTTGGCTTTTCGTCGTATCAGCATGTCACTGACACCAAACTCAGAACCAATATTCCTTAATGATTTTATTCCTGATCTGTAATCCTTTTCAATCAAGTCCCAATCAACATCTTTTTTTTCAGCCATCTAAAAAACTCCTTGTAATCACTCCTAAAAAAAATTAATCAAAGCCGCTACCGGACAACTCGTTCACTGGGCACACCGCATAGGCAATCGCCGCAAAACCGATAATCAAAATCACCAGAATAATAAACAGACGCAAAACTTCAACTATGACTATCACGGCTCTATTGCCATATTTTCGTTATCGGGAATCTTTAAAGGCGTGCTGCGCTGTTCTCGCGTAGTTTCAGGGACCCAGGCTCCTATATCCCTGTTAAGCGAACTATCAAAAGAAAAGCCTGCGGTATACGCGCCTATCAAAACCAGCAACAACGGTTTACCCGTTAAGGTATCAGGCAAGGACGCATAGATAGTCAGTGCCGAGGCGATACTAGCCATTAAGGATTGTAGCGTCTGTGCTTTCATGCCGAGCATATATTCTTTGAAAGTACTCGTGGTACGGCCTTGAACCCAGCGCGTCAGCCAGTGACCGAAGATGCCCAGGAATTGGGCGATTAGAATAAAGATTAACAGGATCACAGGACTACCTGATTTATTGAGGTTTATTCGATTATAAGCTTAAGTTTTTGAAAAGTGGTAATTATTTTTTAAGCTTTTCACCTATAATGTTCATCTTGTTAAGATATTTACCATGGCTTTTCGCTGCCATCAATTTATGAAATTGATCCTCTGTGACATCTTTAAATTCGTATGTCTGTCCACTTGAATAGGTAACATGCAACGTATTATTATCGTGGCCTATGTGAGTTATGTTTGATGATTTTACCGGGTGCATTTTTAAAGCCATTATATTTCTCCATTTAATTTAGCTGAACTTCCCCACGAATAAATCCGGTGGATTCCTGAAAGAGTTACGCGACATTTTGCATAATTCCATTCGAGGGCTGTCCTAAACGTAGTGTTCGGCCTACTTGTGTTTGAGACCACTTACCAACACCTGTTCTGGTAGGTACGCTTTCCTGATTCAGTTTGTCAGCAATTTTATACTGTGACAAACCACTTATAGAGAGTTCTTCAATGATATTAAGTGTGCTAACAGGCAAACTTTGTTTATCCCATCTAGCTACATTTCCAGATCGTATAGCCAAACTTGTTGCCTTATATCCTGGCCTTTTTACCCACAAATCAAGCAATTCTTTAATTTTCGCGCTTCTACGCTCTCCCATATAAGGAAGAATTTTTTCCATTAATACCGCTGCCTTTGTTGTAGAAACACAGCATTTAAACATGGGTTTATAATTAAGACTTTCCAATCTGTCCGGCCTATCCGTCTTTACTGGCCTTACGGTTTTTGCCACCATTATTTTAGCTGCACGTTCAACAATATCGAAGTCGCTCATAGCAAGCTTAACTGTGGGTTTACCATACTCCCGTGTTGATGCATACCAGCTAAAACATCCTTCGCCTTCAAGAATGCCAGCAAGCCAAGCTGTTTCTAATTCCGTCATGATAAATCTCCGGTGAGCATAAATAACCATCCATCCAGTAATGATGACTGAATGACGTTGAGCCTAAGTTTTACTTGTGCCTGGATCATGGGTTAAACCTGTTTTTCATCACGCTCTCCAAGCGTTGCTATGCGAACCACTATTTTACCGCCCAACGCATCTGTAAAGAAAGGGTGCAGCACAAAGCGGTTGTCGTTAATGCCCAGGGCTTCAGCTATCGCATCTAAAAGGAATTTTGCGCTGGCCTGCATATTGTCTTGATCATTCTCGTGCCTGCTGGGCTGGTAGTAATCCATAAACACATGTACTTTCTCGCCTACCGGTAATTCCAGCTTAGTGAACCCTGCTTCTTTGCAGAGATAAAAGCAATCCCTTTTATATTTCTTGCCGACACTGGCCTTGGTTCGCCAATGGCAACGGCTATTTGGGGATAAGAAGCTAGGTGGCCAGGGTATTTCTACGGTGTTCATTAGAATTTCTCGACTGTTATTCTGTATTCTATCGTTCCATTTTCCTGTGTTATCTCTACAGGACTCCCAAATTTTAGCACATGCTCTGCAACGGCTATCAGTGCCTCTATGGTAACATCCTGCTTATTAGAAGACCATGTCCTGCCGTCTTTTAAAACCGTGCCTGCAAAAATAGTCCCAGATAGTGGGCTGCAGGAAATATGTAATTTTTTGATAATCAATCCCTCAACGCATCCAAGCACTCATCAATTAACTCTTGGTTTTCCATCTGCACATCTTCCGGGACTTCATCAAGCAGAGCATTCAGCATATTCTTATCGCCGCACTCCTTAATTTCCTGTAGCCAGTTGCGTTCTTTGGCTTCTTCTTTTGCTTCCGGTTTGGCTTCTGCTTTAGCTTTTGCTTTTACTCCAGGTAAAAGGCTAGCTTTGCTTTTCTTCAATTCCGCGACTTTTTCCATCCACTTTGCCCGTGCTATTTTTTGATCGGAAGCGGCCAATCCGTCGATAAGGGACAACACAATATCAACTTCAGCTTTAGAACTGGCTTTGTCGATAGCAATAAGCGCTTTTTCCAGAGCTTCCGGATTTTCACTTGCGCCATTTTCAGAACCCTCAAACCAGTCGTTGGGTGAACTCATGCCATCGCGGATTGAATTAAAAATATTCTTAAGCCCAATCATTTGCGCAGCGGTAATGGTATCCATGCGTCGCTGTATGCGTTTTTCAATCGCGGCTTTCGATACGCCCAAGGTAGAAAAACCGGCAATCGTTTTGGTAATAGCATCAACAGACATATCACAGGCTGCATTCAGCGTGACATTGCATTGATTAATCGCCGCGTCCTGCACATCGCCCGGTATCAAGCCAAGGATACAGGCTCTTAAGCGGCGCGCGCCCTGATTGGCAACGAGCTCATATATTTCACGCGGATCGGTCAATGTGTAGTCGCCTTTCTTGGTGTGACGAATGTGGGGGACTTGGAACACAATTTCTCGCCTTGTGTTTGTCTCAATGTCCCAAGCATACGACTGTACGGTACTAACGCCATCTTCCTGAGATATTTCTTTTATTCCGTAGGAAATGTTACCCCAAGACATGGCAAGAGCTTCCGCCATGCGAATAGATGGACCGGTTATATCGGTTCCGCCCTTAGCGTACTGGTACTGCGATACTTCAGCCAGGGAGGGACGCTCACAGGCTGTAAGAATACGATCAAGCGCCGCCCGTTGATCGCGCGGAAACTTCTTGGCAATAATCATGGCTGATTGAATCTCAGCAATGCCCTTGTCCGATTCATTGGACATTAGATTTTTAGCGGGGATAACTGCCGGTGCGCTAAAAAAATTATTCTCGTGTGCCATAGTGGTTCCTTAATTAGTTTTTGTTAATGATGTTGTATCCGATAAAACAATAGATTGTTATTATCAACAATCTGTTGCGTCCGTATGTTACTTAACTTTTTGTTGATATTATTCAACAGATAGTCTCGATTAGCTTGTGCCTGTACTTGCGCATTAGCCGCCATCATCTCGGCCTGACGTTGTTTATACGCTTGTTCTTTTTGCAGGTTAATAAGCTCGGCTTCTTTATTAGCTGCTTGCCTTATAGCCATATTACCGGCTGTGCTTTTTTGCAAACTAACAGTTGCTTCAGTGCCTATTTCAGTACTGTCTATCAACTTAACTAAATTTCCTATCAGCATAACTTTATGCTCAATAACACCTGCCAGACATTGGTTGTGCTGAAAAGCAATTGGAGAACTGCCTTCCCCGCACTTATAGCCTAAAAACTCAGTGCTTGCGTGGACGGCTAATGGCGCTCCCGTCATAGCAACACTCATTGCTATGGTTAATAATTTCTTGTTCATGATATATGCCCCTAATGTAGATTTTTTATTTTAAACAGTTCCCAAAAAGCCGGGTCCATTTTTCTGTGATTTTTTGAACCGGCCTTAGCTTCCCATTGTTGCCAATTGACATCCTCCTCTCTCTAAAGGGAGAGGATTCCTACTGCTAGTCTCTGATGTCCCAGAGAGAGAATATTCTTAGCCGCATTAATATCTCTATCATGCTCGGTGCCACACTCGGCACAAGTCCATTCTCTTACATCAAGATCGCGTCTACCTTTCGGACTACTGGAGCTTATACAGCCACAGCACGAACACGCTTGAGTAGTGTATGCTTCATTGACTTCTATGAACGCTGATTGCATCGCTTTCGATTTATAATCAATCATCGTTTTTAGCATGAACCAGCCTGCATCAAGAACGGACTTAGCCATCTTGGTTTTTGCCAGACCTGAACTGCTTACATTGCCAACTACTATTAAACTGTTTTCATTTACTATTTTACGGCTAAATTTATGATTCGCATCAAGCCGTTGGTTCTTAATTTTTGCATGTATCGTTTTAACCAGTTTCTTCTTATTAGCTCGCTGTGCCTTGCCTAGTTTTTCTTCTAAATTACGATAAAACTGTTTACGTTCCAATACTACGCCATTGCTACAGGTTGCCGTTGTCTTAAGTCCTAAATCAATGCCTATCTGACCACCTTCTGATAGCCTGACTTCTTCCTCGACATGCACTACGATATTGAAATACCAGCGGCCTCGACTATCTTCAGAGAAGCAGCCGCTTCTAAAATCGTATTGGCTTAAGCCGTAGCTATCCCAACACTTGAAATAGATACCGCAGAACCTGACTTGACCATTTATCCAACAAGCCGATCCAGACTTGAAAGGAACCCATCCTAAAGCGCGTCTTGCTCCACCTGAAGACCTCCACCTTAGTTTGTCTTTCTTGAATTGTTTGCGGGTCTTGGCGTGGACGGCTATTACTTCCTGAACAGTTCTAGCACTGATAATCATACTTCGTTCTTTGCGGATTCCTTTCAGCTCCTTCATTAAGTCAAAACCGGATGTCTGCATATTCATATAGCCAACTTCAGGCACTGGAACCCAAGCGAACTCAGCAGACGTTTCATTGGCTGCATTCCAGACTTGATTGACTTCAAAAGACATGCGATTCAAAACATCTGCATGTTTATCGCGGATTCTAACTTTTAAGGTTTTAATTTGAATGTTCATGTGCTAATATTAGCACACTTACAAATAATATCAACACATCTTTTATCACATGAAAAATAAAATTGAATCCAAACGCGTACATATTGTTATGCCAATTTGGTTAATTGAATCAATTAAAAACAGCTCACTAAGTTTAGGCATATCACCCTCTGATTATATTCGTGATATATTAAAAGCACATCAAAAGCAGAAAGCGGATGCTGATTAAATCAGACATCGCGCTATCGCTTAAAAATCACACCCCAAACTGCCTATTCCGATCATCAATAACAGTAACCGGATTATCGACCTTGCTCATCAAATAAAACCTGCGCCCATCCAGTAAATCTCTCACCACCGTTTCCGCTTCCGCCAACCATTCCGGCGCGATCTGGATTAGTCTAACCCGATTACCGGGTCCGGTATCGCAAAACAACAGGTAAGAATTGCCTACCACTTGGCCCAGCTCTTGACGGACTATCATGCGCAAGGCCGCGCTCAAGTGGTAGTTAAACTTCTTAATGTGATGTTCCAGGGTTAGATTACTAAACGGTTTAATACCCAGCGAGATAGCTTTCAGGTCAATATCATGGCCCGTTACCTGATCATAACAATCCGGGCGTGACTTTAGGATTAATCCGTCTACCTCGACAAACCAGGAGCATTCCTTAATACAGGCATCCAATACATCGCCATACACTGCATGGACATTACGCGCCATGGCTTTAGCCTTGGCCATATCCGCTTTACTCATGACGATTTTATGGCTGTTTTCGGACATGAACTCCAGCTTGTGTACTTTTCCTTTAAGGCTCCGATTATCGAACTTAGGCTCTACTGTATAGCGGTCTTCTACACTATCTGGTTCAAGACAAGCGCAATGAAAGAGCGAACCAAAATTTAACGCGGGTGCCTCGCCTAAATTAAACAACCTTCTATTATCAAAATGCTTATTCGACTCGGCCAGGATTGATAAACCGCTACCACTAATTCCGTCAAGCTGGTGATATAGAGTATTGGGTATATCAACCCCTTTTGCACCTGCTAACAGACATTGGTTTAATACGGTTGAATCGTGGGTTATTTCGTTTTCAGGATCGACAATATCCTCGGGGATCTCATCCCACGTTACTGCGTGCGCTTGGCTCATGTTGCTCTCCAACAAGTAAATCAATAGAAATAGCGGATTCAAGCCCGTCTTTTAGCTTTGGGCAGTCACCCAGTAGTTTAATAAAATGATCGACCACGGCCTTGGAGCTGACGCGGCTTGATATGCCATTGAAGTTAAACACCGCTGTAACCTTCACTGTGCGCTTTTCAGGCAAGGCTTTAGGTAGCGTAGGCGCACTGACTTCCAGTATGGATTTAACGCTTTGCAGGTCAGGCTTTGTTCTTCTGGGTGTAAGGCTGCTATCGTTAATTGACCATGCTGCGGTACGGTTATCGTTTTTAGATACTGGCGCTACCTGACTTTGCTTTTCAATCTCGCGGTCAACGGCCAGGGCTTCTTGTTGCGTATGCGCCTTAAGTGCTTCCGCTGCTTGCCTGCCCTGTTCCATGACTCTTGCGGCTTCAATACGCGCAGCTTCCCTGACTTCCTGTTGCTGTGCTTTTAAAGCATCGTCCAACTTGCGCTTATTTTCCGCTTGGGTCCGGGCTTCGATGCGAGCTTGCAGGTCACTGATTCTTGCCAATTCAGCCTCTATCAGCTTATCCACTTGCGCGTTAAATACTGCTTCTTCCGCATATAAATAGTTTCCCAAATGGCCCTTGCTCAAAGGCGTAATATCGTCGCGTAGACAACGGTTTTCTAGGAATAGCAGGCGGCTTTCAATCTTGTGTTGCCGTACCCGGTTTTCATTAACCATGCCCAGAATAGCGTCTTTAGCTTTACTGGTTAAGTTACCGGCTTCGGTTAACGTGCCGTTTAGTTTTACCAGTGGTTCAAGATCGGCCACACGGAACTCAGGATCAATGTCCTGTTCGTTCCATTCATTGTTTAGGGTATCAGTTAATAGGCTACGGATAGTGGTTAGTTTGGCGGTTTCCAGTTCTTCAAAGCGGCTCATGATGGCGTCGGCTTCCAGGTCAAGAGCTTTGGTTTTGTCGGTTATGCCTGATCTCCAAGCTTGCACCTTATCAGTCAGTGAACGAAATACAGACAGAGCGTGTTTATTACTAACGCTAGTATATTTGCGAATTAGCGCGACATCTGACTTGGCCCGTTTGCGTCCATCATCGGATAGTTCATGGCAAAGACTTTGAGCTGTAACGAGAGCCAAATCAAGTTGTGCTTCGTAGTGCTTTGAATTTTTATAGAAATCGTCTGGAACAACATCGTTGATGACCAGGATGGTTGATAAATCTGTGCTCATTTTAATACTCCCAAAAACAGGATGATGGAATAGTAAATCTGCCTGATCTTGCCGGGCTTAACCGGATAACGCGAATCCAGATCATGCAGCCATTTTTTGTTGGCGTAACAGTGGATTTTCATAATAATTTAACCAATGATGCAAAAAGCCCAAAAGTAACAAATATTACAACGCCTAATTTAATAATTAATCTTTGTTCTAAATCAACCAAATCTCGCTTGGTAGCCAGTTCAGCCTGTGCATTTTTAAGCACGGTAACTATCGCTTCCGCTTGTTCATTATCAAAGCCTGCGGCTTTTAAATCAACGACCGCAACTTGGGTGTCAAATACAACGTTCATGGGAAAAACCTCTTGGAAATATTTTTCTTTCGATGGGAGGCTCTATTGTATGCTAAAATATAGGTATGCGCAACATTAACTATAACAATGACTATATATTATGATAAAAAAAAGACTAATTTCATCTAAATCTATACAGGTTAATGTAACCATGCCTATTTATCTTAAAGAGAGTTTAAAACAGGCATCAGATAAAAAAGGTATTCCGTTGAACGAGTTTATACGAGATGCTCTAAAAGTTGCAATCAGGGAATTGTCATGACCGACAACATTGCGCACTTGATGCTCGAACAATTTCGCATATTGCGTGCTGATATAAGCGAATTAAAGGAAGGTATGAGTGACTTGAAGTCCAGAATGACCAGTCTTGAACGCGCCATGCTATCGGTTCGCCGCGAAGTAATTGATGGCTATGCCGATCAAATTCGTTTGCAAAGCACTGACGAGCGTATTTTGGCGCGTCTGGATCGTATCGAGCGCAGGTTGGAGATTCAGGAATGACAGCCGAAGCCACCAACATCGTACTTGAGCACTTGCAGTATATCCGTTTGATAGTAGATGGTATCGAAAGAAAGGCGAATGTGCTAACCGCCAGGGTATCCTCATTGGAGCAATCGACAGCTTGCCTGCATGTCAATTTAGCGAAAATTAACAATCGCCTGGATAATTTTGATAAACGCCTGGATCGTATCGAGCGCCGCCTGGAGATACAGGAATGAGAAAAATAATCCGCAGTAACGGCGCCGAGATCCAGATAGAAGGGCAAAAACCCCTTAAGGAGTTGGCAAAGCTAATTAATGTTGACTGTACTGACTCAATACTGCTGCCGGATCGTGTTCACGTCATGCTGGTTGATGATGATGGGCACCTTAAAGGCTTGCCGTTAAATCCCAAAGCTACGGCGCTGTATCGTAGCAAGAATCCTGAACACGCCACGCATACCATTGTGGGCGATGTGGCGATTGTGCCGGATGAGGATTTTGAATGATGGACTACAAAGAAGATGTGCTGACCTGGGCTAAGGAACAAGCCAACTTTTTGCAAGCCGGTGAATTTGATCACCTGGATATTGATAACCTTTATGAGGAACTGCTGGATATGGGCGCAAGCTATCATTTGGAGCTTGAGCATCGCTCCTCGTTGTTAATAGCCCATTTATTGAAATGGCACTATCAACCGGATAGGCGAGGTAATAGCTGGCTAAGAACCATTAAGGAGCAGCGCAAGCAAATACTAAGGTGCTTTAAAAGAACACCCAGTTTAAAACATGATTTAACCCAGGATGACTGGTTATCTGGTGTTTATGGTGATGCGATTATGAAAGCCATCAAAGAAACCGGATTGGATAGCTTTCCGGAATCATGCCCCTGGTCATTTGATCAGATTATTGATGACGGGTTTTTCCCGGATTAAGGCTTCAAGCCCGATACGGTGCCCTTGGCCGCGCCTTCGACAATCATCTTCATGCCTTCATTGACTTGTCTCAAGCCCTCTGTTTGATTGGCGTCAAAAGAACCAATCGATAAGTTTCTCTCGCCAGTTTTACTGATGCTCGCCTTAAAATCTTCCATGATTTTATCTGATCCCAGAGAATATAAATTAACTTTAGTTGTACCATCCGGCGCAGCGTTATAACTGACAATCGCGCAGGAGGTAATGAACAGGAGTAACAAAACCGCCATCAGGGTGAATATCAATAAACGGCATAGCCGGTCGTTTGCTAAATTTGCTTGAGAGTGCATATTGTCGTCCTAGCAGTTGAAAACCGGATAGCCCAGTTTGGGCAGGTTGAAATTTAATTGCTCCACGCAGGCCGCTGTATACATGCCGTTCCAGTCTTTGTTTATCAGCTTTCCATGCAGTCTATTAAAATCTGCAATATCGCAACTAAAAACCGGCTTGCAACAGGCGAGCAACCTTATTTTCTTCTCATTGGTCGAGCCGATCAGTACATTGGTTGATAACCTGAAATAATAGATCGTGAGCATGGTTTGGATAAAAACTGGTCAATCTGACGGTAAAGCACATTCGGCGTGTTATCATGAGCTAAATTGTAAGCAATTATCCACAGAAAATGTGGATAAATCAGGACACAATATAGCTAGTAATGCAGTACTGAAACACAGCGATAATTTCGTTTGTAACCTTTTCAAAAGAATCGTCTGGTTTTTCCGGGACGCTCTTAATTTCCTGTTTGCGTCTATCCAAGTTATCCGGTAACTTACTATTCAAGCGTATTAACGCCTCTCTAACCTTTTGCTCTTGTGACCATGTTAATACTTCCGGCCATTTACTAATATTGCATCGGGTTATACCCAGCCCTTTGGCGGCATCTTCTTGTGTTGATCCGAATAACTTAATCATTTCGCTCTTTAGCATAAGCTTGTCTCTGTCATTCTTAAGTCATTTAGAGTTAATTATTAATCTCAGTTGTATTATTAATTAACTGATGATTAACGGCAACTATAAGTTGTTTTAAGTTCAAGAAATATATAAAAAATAGTACTTGTTTATATTTGTTCATTTTTATGCTTAAATGAACAATAAGCTCTGTAAGCTATATACTACTTATGCTATAAAAGGAAAAAATAATGAATAAAAATACCTTTGTACAAGAAACAAAAGATTTATACAGCACGCCAGTCAATATATTTTCCATGGATGGCATAAAGAAACTGGACAAGGAAGCACTACTGGAGCGTATTGAACAAGTCGATAACCAATCCGCTTTAGTGAAATGGCGTCTGTATTGGGAACTAAGCCAACGCTTTTCTGAAAAAGGAAAAAACGGCTTTGAAGGATATATCAATACCATGCGCGATAAATATAATATCGATGATAGTTTTCAAAATATTAGCCGCATGGTATTGGCGGGTAAGTTTGCCGAGAAGCATAACATTACCGATCTAAATAAGGTGGGTATCGGAAAGACGGTTTTTTATGAATTAAGCCGGACGCTCAACGCCGGATTTGCCGACAATCTCTATCATGACATCAAGCGCAAGAATATAAGTTATAACGATGTGCTGGCCATGATCGATAAGCTGAGAGTCGTGCACATTGAGGGCTATAACAAGCAACGGTCACAGACGGTTCTTGATAATATTGATAAAGTACCGCTTGCGGAAAGGGGCCGGTATGTCGTGCCCGTGGTTAATAATGTCGCAATGAGTAAACCTGTTCCTGCCCAGGTTGATGTATTCAGTGATATAGAACAGTTGGATAAAGCGTTTACTGAACCCATTACCACTACCGAAGCATCCGTCTGGCAACCCGCTTTAGTCAATACGCCTGAACGACGCAGCGAGGTAAACCTGACGCGTGCCGAGCTTATAAATTTGTTGGCCATGCAGGATATGAGCAGTTATGACGATGAGCAGATTGTCGCCGAGCTGTTGATTATCTGCGAGAGCTATAAAAGGTCCTGGCAGCGGTTGATTATCGCCGGTCAATTACTGGTTAAAGTGATGTCGAATAATCGCTATCAGAAAGTGGTGTGATGCAAGCTCAATTTTTCAGGCTGGACGGACATAAACCTGTCCCTTGCACAATGCTGGAATGGGCGGAATATATTGATAGCGACGATCGGATTATGGCTGTCGAAGAACATGATGGTATCCGTGTGTCCACCGTGTTCCTCGGGCTGAACCATAACCATTCCAGTAAAGGGCCGCCCTGGCTGTTTGAAACTATGATATTCGGCGGCAAACATAAAGATTCACAGTGGCGCTATGAAACTTGGGATGAGGCCATGAAAGGCCAATTGAATGCCTGTGCTCTTGCTTTCACCCCGTCAAACCCTCTAGCCCAAAAATAGCCAGCAATTGTTATGGCGTATGTTCTTCATCCTGATTAGTCAGCCAGCGGCATTACAGTTCATACAGATCATAAGTTGCTAACACTTTTTCTTTCGTAATCCCTAAATACCTTAACGTATGCAAGGGATTTGTATGATTCAATACCTTGGCTATCATTTCCACGGGAACACCATCCTCGAATAAAGCCATGCCGCGTGATTTACGCATACTATGGGTATTGATGGTTAAGCCTAGTTGTTCGCCCGCTTTTTTAAAAGCCACGGCGACCGCTACTCTGGAAATAGGTTTGTTGTTAGCGCGAGAACTGTGGACCTGAAACAGCCACTCATCATTGGGGTAGTCATTACGGCGCTGGTTAATAATATCCATCACGGTATTATTCAAGCGCACTTCGTTGGGTTTACTGGTTTTTTTGTCAATTAGTTTTAGGCTACGTTTGCTGACGTTGAGATCGGCATACTTTATCGCCAATAAATCAGAAATACGCAAGGACAGGTTAACGCCTACTTTCCAAATATCAGCATAAAGGCGCGGGTACTTCCGAGTCAGTAACCCATGTACCATCGCTATCTCGGTCTTGTTGGCGGCCTCGACTATATTCATCTTATGATAACATTTGAGCATATATCGTTAATTGTGTTAATTAGTATAGCGCTTTAAATAAAGAAGTACAACTAATTCAATGCCTACGAAGCCTAATTAACAGATGGTAACAGTGTGTTAATTAAGCGACAGTCTGATACGGTGTGTCGCTTAGGGTTTATGCCGATGTACATACGTCACAATTACCATGCCACTGTGCAGGCTGTTATTACCATCCATAAGGTAAGTTATATTACTTGCCGTCACAGTCACCAAGCCACTGTGCAGGCTATTTTTACCACTACCCTGTCGCACCCTTTGACTGCTCAGGAAGATACCCACGAATCAACAATTTCGCCATGTTTTCATCTTGGTCATACACCGCCCCGCAATGCCCACATTTCCAGATTATTGTATCTTGTTTATCGGGCCTGCCACAATTCGCGCATTCGTTTTGCTGTCCGACCCGTTCGACTACGCCGCCGCTCTTGGCTATCGCCTGCTCAATCGACAAACGCAGCTCAGAAGGAGATACCCTGAACCGGTTCGTCCGGGCAATCTTTAACAAGTCATTTTCCTCGCCGCCCCGTGATTCCAACCGGGCCATTTTCGCATAGTCGGCATTGTCGATTGCAATAACTGAATAACGACTGGCTAATGTAGCCGCAATGTTCCGGTATAAGTCTTTGCGTTGCCCAAGTAGCCGGGTTCTTAAACCGCTAAACTCGCGCTCTTTATAACGTGACCACGCTAGATAACACGGTAGCGCATTGAGCGCCGGTAGCATAGCTATAGATTCAATAACCAGTTCCTTGGTAATAATATGTGCCTGTAGCATGGGCCGTATTTCAGCTTCACGTGCAAAGCGGTTAATTAAGGCAGGGTGTGGGCGCTTGGCTTTAGTCAGCAATTCCGATTCAATATTTTGCGCCAGTAACGCCGTAAACATTAAGTTGGTAACTTCATCAATATCTCCGCGTAGCGATTCCGCGTAATCCATGGCAGTCGTCCACGTGGCCGGAAGTCTAAAATGTTCGCTATCGCCGTTGCTATCGTAAATCGTGGCAACCCGTAAGGCTTGGCCTTCCCGCTTCCAGCCCAGGTTAACGCCTGCCGCTACCGGGCTTGCATTAGCTATCGCTTCACCATCAGTCGTCGCGGTAATGGTCAACCTATAAATAAAAGCGTTTTGTACTATACTTAATTTGTTGGGTACGCTGTTGCTGCGTATTTTCACCTCATCAGGATTAACTCCGGGCTGGGGTGAAGTAAGATGACTTTCAGAGTCATCCCTTTCGGGCATGAAAGGCTGTACTTGGGAATCCACGCTTTTTAAGTTGGTGGAGGATGTCAAGCTCCAGTCGAAGTGTCCGGCGCTGACTCGTTTCTTTGATACGGTCAGCGTTTTTATGCGTACCGGATACCCGTTAACCTCTTCTGGTATCGGACGGTGCAGGATAACAGGAAAGCTTAAGGTGCGCCGAAAGTGCTTACCCTCTGCGTCATGGCCTGTAAATGCTGTTATATGCAACCGTGGCCGGTCTTTCCCGCTACGTCCAAGGACCGGAAATAGTTCGGGATCAATACCTGCCATACTATAAGTACCGTGCATGAACTCCGAGACATCGATACCACCCTGAACCTGATTGACAAAGCGACCGGACCCGTCAAACCTTCGAAAGCGCAGATCGACGCCTATTTTCATGGCCTTGGTACGAGCTGCCTGGTAGGATTCAAGGACGGCATTGTAATTACTCCAGAATAAGCCGCATGTTTTCCGAGCCTGTTTAACGGTGGCTTTATGGGCTTCATTAAGCGCATCCAAGGCAGGTTTTGACGCTTCCCGCTTCGCTGCCCTACTTAGTTTTAGTTGAGCCTTGATTGATTTCTCAGTCTCGCGCAGGATTTTAATCCGCTCCACAAGCAGGCCGTCATCCACATTTTTAGAACGCGCGGATGATCTGAGTTTTTTACGCTCGGTCGATAAACTTAACAGTTGTTCGGATGTTTCAAAAAGACGGACTTCCAGCGTTGCTACTTCCGGGTCTTCGGTAAGAATAGCGCGATAACGCTCACGGTCGGCGTGGTCTATTTCAACAAGCTGATTCCAGAACTTGCTCATCATGAATAACTGTTCGTGACAATCGTCTCCCCAATTATCGGGAGGTAAAAGGCCGTAGTTCCGGACTATGATCATCAAATTTTCCCCGTCAAGCGCAAAATCAAGCCGGTAATAATCACTGTCTGTAATAAACCAACAGCTACCACCCAACGGATTAATTCGGCTTTAGTTTCGGCTATCTTTACATCAACTTGTTTAAATTGCAGACTAACCGTCAGTTCAAATTCTTTTAAATCCCTTTTGGTAGCCAGATTATCCAGCTCGTAATCATGCCGAGCCTGTTCCAGTGTGTTGACTACGGTGGTTTTTTGCAGTTCGGTTAAGACTTCGGCTTGTTCCTCACTGAAGCCTACGCCTTTTAATTTCTTAACAAATTCGTGCGTGTCGAAGGCAGTGGCGTTCATGCGGATTCCTTATCAAACCACATAGTTTCCATGCGCACTGCATCCGTAACCCATTGAGCACTTGATTGATGCTGTCTAAGGCGATAGGTAGCCGAGAGCGAAATGCCTACATAAAGCAAAATGTTTTGCTTATCGTAGTGCCGGTAAAGCGCGGTTCTTGATGTGTTCATAATAAAACTCCAGTTAAGTTTTCAGTTTAAGGTTAGTGGCACAGCTCTTACTGAAGGAGTTTTCGGGGTATCCCCCTATTGCCACATATACATTATAGTAATTTATTAAAAAGAAAAAATGAAATTCTCGCGTTAAAGAAAAAAATGAAACCCGTCATACTTACCAAGCCAGTATGCAGGCTGCTTGAACTATACTAGATTCAATTGAAATTCAGGAGAAAAAAATGACCGCTGATATTAGTAATATCGTTTTAGAACAGCTCCGCCATATCCGAAAAACTGTGGATAGGACGGCTGAGGATGTGCGCGATTTGACGCTTAGAGTCGCTGACCTGGAGCATCATCAAGCTTATAGCGCGGTGACTGACGCCCGGATGCAGTCGTCTATCGATAAGGTTGTTGAGCGCCTGGATCGCATCGAGATCAGGCTTGATTTGCAGGATTAACCATAGGCCGCCTGCACCAGATCATTCTGCTTTTTCATTATTCCGTCTATACTTAAGAAGTGGCTAGGCTTGGACTAATTACCCTTGCTGAATACAAGCTTGAACACCTTGTCGCCACATCCTTTTTTGTTCAATAACTCATGTTCGGGGGTTGTCATGGAAGCATCAAATTTTGTAATTTATAAGCATACTGCTCCAAATGGAAAAGCCTATATTGGGCAAACAAACAATTACCAAGCAAGAACAAATCGCCATAAGTGGACAAATAATCAATGCAGGGCTTTTGCTAATGCCATAAAAAAATATGGATGGGATAGTTTTGCCCATGAGATTCTGATTGATGAACTTTCATTAAAAGAAGCTAACGACTGGGAATCGTTCTATATTTTTATTTATAACTCGCTATCACCTAATGGTTATAATCTTAGAAGCGGTGGCGATAACTCTGCCCCTTGTGAGGAAACCAAAAGGATACTAAGCGAGCGAAATAAAGGTAAGAAACATTCGGATGAATCAAAGGTAAAAATGAGCTTATCACAAAAAAATAGACTACCAGCTACCGAAGAAACTCGAAAGAAAATTAGTCTAGCAAATACCGGCAATAAAAAGAAGGTAACTCATAAACTGACTGATAGTCATAAAGCAAAAATAGGACTGGCACATAAAGGGAAGATTCTTTCTAAGGCAACAAAGGAAAAATTAAGGGTTTATCACACAGGTAAAAGACATTCAGAGGAATCAAGGAAAAAAATGTCTGAGGCAAGCAAAGGAAGGAAACCCAATTTAGGTAGAAAATTTTCTGATGAAGCAAAGGCGAATATGGGTTTGGCTCAAAGGAAAAGGGAAACAAAATCAAAAAGTGGATATAGAGGTGTAGGATTTCATAAACAAAGTTCAAAATGGCGCGCAGAAATTAAGGTTAATAAGAAAAATATTTACCTGGGTATATTTGCAAACATGGATGACGCAATATACGCTCGCGTACAGGCTGAAATAAAATATTGGGGTGAATCCTGCATATCAAATATTCATTTGCCAGCCATGGTTTCGGATAGTGCTGCTATTTCTGTGCCTGAGACACTAACGTATTTTGCCGCTTCATTAAATCCATTATACGCTGTTCCGAACCAGGGCGTTTCTTAAGCTTATCAATCATTTTCTGATAAACATGCGCCCGGTTATAGACTCGTGCCAGTGGATTATTTCTTAGGTATTCGTTGGCCTTCACTCTGCCGTTTTCCTCTTTCAACAAGCCCTGAACCTCATTGTTTTCCTCATTCAATGCTTTAACATTTTCATAATAAGCCGTACGTTCTTCCGCGTCACCTGTGACAGTTCCGTATAACCTACCGATTAAGGGTATTTTATAGGTGGGGAGTTCTTCATCTGAACCGATACTGGCAACAGCCTCTTGAGCTTTCAAGAGTTCCCTGCCAGTTCCTCCGGTAAGTTGACCCATGACATAATCAAGCTGATCGGGCGTAGGACTCCATAATCCAGGTTTGTAAGAGGTACCTCCAGTTAAAGTATTCGCTGCTTCTGCCGCCCATTTGGAAGGCGCAGACGCCGTATTCTTGGTGCGAAGATAACCCGGCGTAGGATCAAGCGAGTTAAAATCTTCAAGATAAACCGTCTTGTTTGTCCAATCTTTATTTCTCCAAAGAGCCAGCGCCGGGTCCAATACAGTCGGCATCACTAAAGTGCTAATGTCACTGCCGCCTAGCGGGTTGAATGCGCCAGTGGTCGCACCAATCAAATTCATAAATCTATGTTGATTGGTAATTCTATTGCTACCAATAAGCGATTCAACAAGAACTCTTCCGAGCGTGGGAAGGATATGAAAACCGAGAGGCATCGGTATAGCAATATACCCGGAACTGTTCCACGGTGCCGGAATAATCAAACTGCGCTCCTTGATAAACTCCGGTATTTTGTCCCAGTCATCCGCGCCCATGGCGGCAATACCCAGAATGGTTAACGCTGCGCCCAGTCCCACGCCGCCTATCAGGATTTGTTTACCCGCAGGACCCTTTAGGGTTTCCGCCATGCGAAAGCTGCCCTGCATCGAGGCATTAAAAAAGGCATAGAGTGAACCTACTTTAGTGGTGTAAGCGCCTTTCCGGTTAAAGTTAACGGTGATGTTCTTGGCTAAACTGGCCGCGTGCATATCGCTTAAACCTGATTCAACCGCTGTCATAAACACGGATAGCCGTGTGCTATTTTCCATCACGGTATTAAAATCGGACAAGGCTTTAACGACTGCACGGCCCATGTGCATAGCTTTCCCTTCCTTCAATTTCTTCAATTCATTACGGATAGCATGGTCACGGTCTTTGATACCCTCAAACATTTGGCTATACGCCGTGGTACCACCCGCTTTGTTAAAACGCTCATACATCGCTTTTAAGGCAGGATCGGTATTAGCCCATCCTCTTTCAACACCCGCAATAATTTTAATGCTGTCGCCCATTTTTGAGAAAACCGCGCGTTGTTTTCCAGCCAGTGGCGTACTGGTCAAGTTTAACATCGCGCCTTGTACATCACGGGTCACGTTCATCAAACCAAAAACGACGTTAAATTGTGTGTTTACGCTCGCAAGCCATCGAGTACCTTTTGCTATTAGTGATTCCACTTTATCCAGTTCAATGCCGTTCATATTTTTAAGCGACATGGCAAGGCGCACATTTTCCGGTACATATTCATTAAAGATAAGCGCCTTGTCTTTGCCGTTCAGCCGGTAAATAACAATATTGTTTTTATCCTTAAAGGTAGGGTCCGGTAAAGTTTCAACCAAGCCATTCACCAAATAATCTTTAGTCGGTAAGGGTTTGGTAACAGCGAACGTGGAGTCTGGGTGGTTAGTGATAAAATCGGCCAGTTGCACAGTTACCTTATTTTTCTCGCCACGTCTGAGCATTTGTTCTCGCGCTGCGGCAATGTGCGCCATGATGTTGGTCACTTCGGCATTGGAGCCAGTTGCGGTTTTTATACCCGTTCCTCGGATACTGTACCCACGACCTATCGGATGACCAAAATTAGCATCATCCGGGTGCGCCTCGTCACGATGCAGAGGGACATAGTGCTCCCACTGGTCTTTTAATGCCTGAATGGATTCCGGTGTTTCCATGCCATAAGCCACCATCAAATCCAGCGTGTCATTATTAATGGCGTCGATTTTGTCGGCCAATGGCAACATGACCCGCTTTTGTTCTGGCGTTAAATTATCCAGGGTAGTTTGTGCTTGTTCGTCGGTCATGCCTGATAAGGATAAGCGTTCTTCCTCAGTACCTCTAAACGGTTTCGCACGGCTCCACTTGGCTATTTCTGTAGACGCTTGCTGTTTCTCTTTATTGGAGACTGCATCCTCTAATGCCTGTTCAGCATCGGCCAGTTTTTCATCAATAATCTCTTGATTAGGGTTGCGCTCGGCCATGACTTCATTACGGCTCGGTGCATGACGGGCTTGCAGAACCTTTTGAAAGGCATCCATATCTAACTTGTTATCGTGAAGTTCTTCCAGGATCGGGTTAAATTGGGTATCGTAAAACTCTTTAATACGGCTTTGAATACGCTGGTGACTAACTTCTTCGCCCATCCGTGCATTTTCAGACTCGGTAATCACGCCGCCCTCTTTGGTGATCTTCTGCATTTGCCGGTACAAATCAATATAACGGTCTTGCAGGTTATAGATAGCCGTGTCCAGGTTAGTATGGTTTAGCCATTTACTGAGCCAGGTATCGACTTGTGGTATATGGGGTTCGGTGTTTTCTGTTGCCGCCCTAACGCTAAACCGGATGTCGTTGTTCGTGGTGCTAAACGCACCGGAATTACCCGTGGCGGATTTTATTTGGTTGGATTCAAAAGCAATATATGAGTCTTTAGCATTAGGATATTTTCCTTTAAATTCGTTATCAGTAGCATCTACTTCAAAATCCTCATCTTCATCCAGAATAGCAACCAGTCCTTCTCTCCTGTTTAAATATACAATACCGTCAAACCCTGATTTTTTTATGAGTTTTTTTGTCAAATCTGTAGCCATAGGATCATCATTTCTAAGTATGTTTTCTCCTGCTTGCTGAGATATAACACCCGTATCAATTAATTCGCCTATTATATCGTTTGCATTGAAGCTACCGTTGTCAACAAGCCTTAAAGGATTATCCATCTTAATATATGCAGGAATGATAAGCCCCTTTGTCTTAGCAAAACTGCCTGCTTGCCCTGTACTCCCAAAGTGCGCTCCCAGTTCATTACTGACATCAAATTCATTAAAATCGTTATTAGTTCCGTGGTACACGACTAATGGCCTACCCTGATCGTCTACCACCTTTGAATCCTTAAACCATGCGTAGAAGTTCCTAATCGCTTCCTCAGTCTGCGCTATCGGCGCACCGTTGCTGTTGGTAGTGGATCGTTTTTTACCGTTGATATTTAGGGTAGCGGGCAGATTCTCGCGGCTAGCCTCCAAGCCGCCAGTTTTGGAAAACAGGGGCATACCCTCTGCGCGGATTTTTGCGGCCATAGAATCGGTTATGATTAGGGCGGGTTGTTTGCCAGATAATTTAGCTCTATCGTCGTATGTTTTTGGCAGTTTTAATTCAAGCTCTCTCCTACCTTTGCTGCCTTCTGGAAAACTATCAAAGTCATTTAGCATATCTAAAATTTCTTGATAATCTGATTGTCCCGGAATACTAACACTCCCCACTTCCCCGCCCATTTTCCGGGCAATCTCCATTGCGGCCTGGGTTATCATCGCGGGTTTTCCGTCCTTATTCATGCCGTTTTCATCGCCATACATGCTGGATACCCATGCTGGTTTTATATCAAGATCAAGTCCTTTTAATATTTTAAAACCATTAAACTCTACAGGTTGTTGCAACAGTTTTTCTGCCACTTCTTTGCCTATATAATCAGCAATTTTATTTTCTGGTACATTTTCTAGTGTTTTTGTACCACTATTATCAATAAGGTTATACGTGAGTTCTTGATAATCCCCACCTCTATATGAAACTGAATTTATCTGCTTACTCAAATTATAGCGTTCACTTTGTTGATTCCCCGTTGTCCAGCTCACACTGTGCTGCCCGTTGTCTACCGCATGGCTGATGGCCTTCTTGAGTGTTAGGGCTATGTAGGCGTTCGTGGCCTTATTATTTGCGTCCGTCACGAATGGCGCTGGAGGTACGCCAGGAACAGTAACCCGTGTTACCTTAGCACCTTGTTTTTCAGCTTTTTTGGCATCGGCTTCGTTGTTGAAATAAGCCACATCGCCGGTTTGAAATTCTGCCTGCCATTTATCCGCCAGATATGAGAAGCCATCTTTACGACCCCTTTGAGATCGCTGTGATTGCACTTCCTGAAGAAACAGCGTGTCCTTGCCATTTGCGTCGGTTCTGGTGTCCATTCTGACCCAGGCCACAGCTTTTCCATGAGAAACATCGCCGAAATGAGTTTTGTCGCTCTCATTGAATTTGTCGATGGTAGGTATGGTAATCACCAACTCCTTGTAATCCCTACCACCAGGGATGACCAGGGTACCGCCGCCGTGTTTGGTGTCTAATTTGCCTTTTCTGGCGTAGGCTTCAGCTTCTTGCTTATCATCTGCTAAATAAGCTGAAAATTCTTTTATTTCCCCATCATTAAATTCAACAGTCCATACGTCCCCATCTGATTTGATTGTTTTTATAGGTTTTTTATTTGTATTTTCACCCAACATCACATCCTCAACCTTAACCGTTCCAGACTCGCGCATAAAGGCATCCATATCCGCCTTGGTGACTTTCTCCTTGTTGGCGGCTTTGATATCAAGAAAATCGTTAATCCCACTCCAGTAAATCTCATCTCCCTTGATTCCCAACTTAGGCGCATTGCTGTTTAGCCACAACTTAACCTGGGCGGCATTGCCGAATATCTTATCGGGGGCGGTTATCAAGGCTCTGTGAAGTTGGGAATAGAACCTACTGGCTTGGCTACTTGCCAGTGCCGCCTGTCCTATCCATTGCGGTGCTGTCACCGAATTGGTTTTCACCTGAGTACCGTACTTGCTCATTGCATAGAGGTCTGCATCGGACAGTTTCCTAACCATGCCAAAGTCTAAACCAGACCTGACCAGGGCAATCCTGATAGCCGCAAAGATGTCTTTAATGGCTTTAAGAAGCTTGCCGGTGAAGGATTCAGGTTTTTTGAGATATTCACTTATTATGTAACTTCTGAACTCGCTTTGTTGATCTGCAAGTGGCGTATCAGCTTTTATAACTCGCGCTGCTGCTGCGTTTTCAATCTTGCTACCCAGTCCTTTCAAGGCTAAGTCAAAACGTCGCTGTAAGTCGCCCTCGAACTGTTCAAGGGCTTTCTTTAGCTTGGGATCGGTAGCCTCGGCCATGTGCATGAGTTCATGAAATAAAACCGATTCCCTATTGCTATCGTTGATATTATCCGCAAATAAAGTAATCGTATTGGTACGCTGGTTATAGATGGCTTCTGCCCCTGCTCCCTGCGCTTCTGAGTCGGGTAGCTGATTGATATTGCTAACGACTCTTAATTGTCCAGCTGCTATCAAGCCTTGCAGCTTCTTCATGCCTGACAGCCAGCCCTTAACTTGCTGTATCGTGCTTCCATTGGCAGGCGTTTGGGCCTTGCTGTAAAGCGCCGTGCCTTTTTTATCAGTCTCAACCGGCTTGTCCTGGGCTGGCTTGGCCTCAACCTTAACCGGCTGCTCGGCCTTAACCAACTGCTCGGCCTTAACGGGTTCGGATTTTACGGGCGTTTCTGTCTTTGTCTGTTCAGCCTTGCTTGGTTGCAACGCATTAAAATCAACGCCTTTAATCCGGTCATAGCCAAAGCGTCCACGCGCCCAGCCCGTTAAATCTTTCCTAGTTTTACCGGCTTCTTGAATCTCCTGTATTTCGGAAGCAGTAAATCCATTATCTCTTAAATGGCTAAAATAATGCGCTTCTGTCTTGGTACTGGGCGATTTTGGCTGTGTTTTCGGCTTGTCTTCTTTAGTGTTTGTTGCCTTTTCTGATGGCTGCGTTATACTTGAATCCAGTTGTGGGGGTCGCGCGCTGGACGTTTCGGACGTATGCACCAAGCCAGTTTTTTCTGTAGCAGGCGGCACAGTGCGGACTTTCCACAACGTTTTTGCTGTTAATTTTTCCCTTCCTTCTCTAATTTCCTGCACATAAATAGACTGGCCATCTATTATTTTTTTGTAAATAACGGTTTCAGTTCCATCAGGCATAGGATAGCCCTTTTCTACCGTATCAGGATTTTGTATTATTTCCTTTATATTACTAATATCTTCAGGCGTTACTGCAATTTGACCGCGTGCAGACTCAACTAACGCATTACCATGTTCTTTAATAATATGCCTGATGGCCGCTTCATCTATACCATGGCTCCATCCATCAACATTAATTCCTGTTGCTTGTTGTACTTTTTTAGCTATTTCAGGCATTACTTTACCAAGTTCTGAGAAAGCCTTATTGCCGTCTTTTCTTGATAGAGCAATACTGATCAAATCCGCTAATGATTCTATCTTTCCAGTCTTATTTAATTGTAATTCGGATTTAACCGGCTCGGCCTTGGCTTCCGTAGGCTGCGTGTTTCCTGCTGCCAATAATTGCGTCTGCTTGGCCGCCTTGAAAAACTGATTAGCTTCCGTTGGTGTTTTGAATGTCTTGCCTGGAAATACGGATTGTCCAGTTCCGGTATTAATTAGCTCGACTTGCGCCCTGCTGTTTATCTTCGTATGCGTTTTGCTGATTTGGGTTACATCAGGCTCGGATTGGCGTTGTTGCGCAAGCTTGGCCTTCATTTGTTCTTGTTGGGTCTGAGGTGCTGCTGGTGTTTCTACGGTAGCCTGTGCTTCGGCCTTGGGCACTGGCTGCGTGGGTTGTTGTACTTCGGCTAACTTGGCCTCGACTGCTTCTAATACCTGAATAGGTTTATGGGCTTTGCTATAAACACCTAAATCCGTCGCTACTTTCTTTAATTCAGCTGGTGTTGTTAACATGCCTGCCGAACCTGGACGCGCAAGAGACTCTCTTATTTTCGCAACAAGATTTCTCGCATTATCTAATCCCTCAGTGGTACTAGGCGTTTGAACAGCTTGCGCAGGCGCTTCTTTTTTGACTTGTTCACTGGTTTTTACCTCTGTTTGGTTTGCCAAACTTTCCGTTTCTTGTACTGCTCGTTTTGAGGCATTAAGTAATATTTTTTCAAGATTATCTTTTGCGCTTTGTTTTTCTTCTGCTGATTCAGCAAGCTCGTAATCTGCTTCTGCTCTCTGTGCTGCCTTTTTTTCTTCAGGTGTTAATGTTAATCTCACGTTCCATTTAGGGAGCGGATTACCAGTACCTTTTGCTTCATAAGTTCTTATACCACCTTCATCACGCTTATCAATAATGGGCAAATTACCATTATCCAAGTGTTCTTTTAGTTTTGGCTTTCCCCATCTATTTTCATCATCTATTCTTATATTTTCATTATCTATTTTTGTATAAGAATCTTCGGTCAGTCCCGTAACCACTCCTTTATCCGTTCCCACAGGCTCGGCTGATGCTTCTTTGCTAGTCTGTATAATTCCGGATGCAGTCTTACCTGCTCCTGATTTTTCTGATTCGATTGGTGCAATTTTCGGATTTGCTGGTGCAGGGACATTCGCTTTTGTCTCGGTAGTGGGTTTAATTTTTTCAGCATAAGGATCAGTCCAATTATCGCCATTAATATCGTTAAAAGAACCATCCTTTTGAATGATAGCCTTATTTCCATCACTCATTATGTGGGTTGCTGGGAAGGGTTCAGCGCCCTTGTTATCGGGCGCTTCAGTTTTCAGCAGGGTTTCGGTGGTTTCGGTGGTATTTTTTTGCCTTTCGACATCTTGTTTCTCCGTTTGTTTAAGGGCCGCTTGCGCGGGTGTTAAGTTAATGTCCTCCGATGCATCGCTAACCGTTGCTGTTCCGGTAAGGTCAGGTGCTGGTGTATTAATGCCTGTAGCTTGAGTTCCAAGTCCTGAACTTGGTGCTCTAGCCGGTGTAACGCGTCTGACTGCTGATTGATTATCTGCTCTAAGGCCGCTAGTGTCAGGTGTTCCAATGTCTGCTCCTGGTTGTTTTTGTTGTTGAGCTTTTATTTGTTCGGCCTTAGCCGCAGTTTCTTTGGCTTTTGCCTCTGCGATAACTTGCTTATTGGCGTCGTCGGCCTGCTTGGCTGCCGCTTGCTCTTGCGCTACACGGTCTGTTTCAGCTTGCGCAAGGTTAGTGGATTGGATCTGTGCCGCCGCTGCTGCTACTGAGTCTGGGTTGCTGTTGGCGGCTCTAGTGAGCGGGCCTTGTGCTATAACAGGGTTAGATAAACTAACGGGTAATCCGGCACTAATACTGTCCATTGCCTGACTATGCCATAAATCGGCATCGGCTATGCCAAGCTGTTTAGCTTGAGCGTGTAAGGCATTAGCTGCATTAACACGTTCTTCAGGAGCTTTCGTGGTATCAGTTAAGACGTTATTCCGGTTTTGAACTTGTCTGGCATTATTTGCATGACCTCCCAGTCCAAATGGAGCAAACAAGGCAGTCATGCCTAAAGCCGCCGTACTTGATTGATAAGCTATATCGCTTAAAGGCCCAGTAGGTATACCTTGATTTCTTTCTACTAACGCAGTGCCTATATCCTGGCCTACTTCCGTAGCAGGTTCGCCTATGGCGGCTACCCCTAAGCTTTTAGCAAAGGGTTTAATGACTGAGGTATCCGTTAAACCTTGTATGCCTGCTTTGGCAACATTTTTTCCGGCACCGAATAAGCCTAGCGTTATCTTATTAGCTAAAGCTTCTCCGCCACCTTGAATAGCGCCGGTGCCAAGTCCCGCTAAATGGGCTTGTTCGTCGGTGTTTCCTGCCAGTTTGGCTTTCTCATAAGTGTCCTGATATTGACTGCCACCATATAAACCTATCGTTGCAGCAGGCCCTAATACCGGCCCTGCAAACGGAACTGCATAAGCGCCTACTGTAGCCAAACTAGGCGCTATGGATCGGCTTCCTGTAATTAAAGCTTTTTGAACTTCATTCTTATCGCTTAAATCAGGTTCCCAATTAGGAGCGCGTTGCTCCGCGCCTGCCACTAATGATTTACCTAACCTGGTAGTAGGTGAGCCTTCTGTGCTAAAAGCTTGCGCTGCCTGACCCACCATTCTTGGAAGATCAACCACAGCGCCCGCGCCTAGTTGAGTACCCAGTTGACGCAGCGTACCGGCAGGCTTGGGTGCATTGCGTATCTCCGTAAAGGCTTTTTCATACGGATTATTATTAGCTGCGGGTTCCGGTGCGCCAGACTCCACACTATCGGCATAAGAGCCGGGCTTAATAGCTTCGAAGGCTGTCCGGTAAGGATTTGCGGCCATGATAGTTCCTGGTATTTCTATGTTTGGTGGTAAATCGCATTAGCGGCTGCAATCAGTTTGGCTTTAATTGCAGGGTCTTTTTCTTTGGCCGCTTGTCGGTGCGCTTCCAGGAACTGTTGCTCAGCTGTTGAAGTTTGCTGACCCGCATCCAGTTTTGATCCCCAGGTCTTTGTTGCCGGATCATAGGTTATTAACCCACCTGGTTCTTCGCCTGTTTTGACACCTTCAGCATAAATGTCAACATTCCTTTTTTGAACAGGTTTAGTGTTTTCGATGGTCTTTAACTCTTTTTCTTGCGCCATTTCCTCCGCCTTGAGTGTTCCTGCATTCTTGGCAGCCTCTTTATTATAGCCCATGGTCTGATCGAACTGCGCCTGATCGGTCGCCAGTTTCCCCAGTCCCAGCCGGTTGTTTGCCTGAATCTGCTGACTGTTATTGTTTTGGTTCAAGAACTCACCGGCCGCCGCCCTATCGTGCTTTTGCCGGACCATGCCCAGCAGATCGCCGCTGACCGTCGGAGCCAGTAAGGTGTTATTGGCTTGTTGGGTCATCTGGTCTTGCTGCGCGGTGCGTTGCGCTTGTTGCCGTTCAGCTTCCTTATTTCCAGCCCAGGCATAGCGATCGTCAACAATTTTTGCTTGCTCTGCGCGGTTTTGTTTTTGCGCATCTGTGGACGGTGTCATTAAAGCCCGCATCCTATCTACCTTTGGCGCTGTTTTTTGTTGACTAGCGCCTATATAGTTACCGTTGCCTAAATCGTTCCGGTATTCGTTTCCAGCCGGTCTGTTAATAACTTGAGTGGGTTTAAACTGTTGTTGTTGCGGTTTAACTTGTCCTGCCCGGTTAGGATCGCCAAGATTAACTTTAGGAAAAGGAATTTGCTGTCCCAGCATACCGTTAACGTCAAAACCTGTAGATGAGGGTTGCTCGGGTATAGTTGCCGGTTGTTCTTTAGGTAGTTGCAACATATCTTTGTTTAAATCAGGTGGGATCATTATCCCTTGCGTGCCTAATCCACTTCCTGTTGTGAATGCTTTATTTTTTGGGTATACATCAGGCATAAACGTCTGTTTATTTAATGAGGGATAAGCACTTGAGTTTTGCGTGGTTAATTTAGATTGTGGCAAATTTTTAATTAATCCGGTATTGTCAGGTGAACTATCATTTACCGGCGCAATGAGTGACTTGATTCTTATTTTTTCCGCATCCGATAAGCCACCGCCTTGCGCTAACTTCGGCCTGCCCTTATCGTCCGTATCCGGTTCTTTGGTACCACCAATCAGCTTATTGAAGAACGCCTTGCCGTACTGCTTAACGATAGCTGCCGGGATGATGAACTCGCCTTTGGACAACTTGGCAGGTATTGAATCCGAAGTTGCGGTACCGGGTCCGGTAACAGGGCCTTTCTTGGCGGCTAACTTGGGCCTGTCCTTAACCTCGCCGCCGTCCTTATAACCCAGGCGGTCTTTCCACGCTACCGGGGTAGGCACGGTTAACAGCGTTTGTTTCGGGTCAGGCTGTCCGGCTTGAACCGTTTGCAGGATGGGCTGATAGGGTTTTCTCTCGGTAACGATGGGGGGCGGCGCTTCGCTGTAACTATTTCCGGTTCTTTGAACGCCGGGAACTTTTGTACCCAGTGGTTTGACTGTTTGAGTTTGCATGACTGTTTCCAGATGAGGAAGGTAGTGCCTCGCGGCGCTGGTATTTAGCGATTATGTGCTTGTTATTATGGGTATTCAAGCCTTTATGAATCAAGCCTATAGGTTTTATCAATAACGCCCTTTTCAGAATTGCCCACTACGCAAGAATTAACCCATATATTACCTGATTCAAGTCGTCTTATATGCCCCATTCGTAGCTGTAATCATGCCAATATGCCTATTTTTTTGCGAATACCAAACACTGCATGTATACGGTTCTAGTGTCCATGACAAGCTCCGGTAAGAACCTCACCTGCCCACGCATTCAGACTTTTACCAGCGGCTTTTGCAGCGACCAGCGCAGCGGCATGAACTTCTGGCGGTATGCGTAACAGTAACTTGCCATTAGAAGGCTTATCTGGGGTCTTACCTACTTCTTGGCAAGCTTCCAGATAATCGTCTACAGCTTCCTTAAATGCCTCTCGTAACTCTGTGCCATTGTCAGCATGAAAGCCGATGAAATCGTTGATACCCAGCAATCTGCCTACTAAAATATTGTCTCTATCATCAAAATCTATCCTGGCGGTATAGCCCTTATAAGTCAATGTATTCACGGTTTAACCCCTATAGCCAATAGAAAATCGCGGGCTTGTTCGACTTGGTATGGTTTGGCTTCTTTAGCGGGGTGCGGCCGATGAAACGCCACCACTCTACCCTGAAACTCAAACCGTACCCGTGACCCGCGTCCTTCGATAACCCGGCAACCTAAAGCGATCAATAGAGATTCTATGTGTTGCCATTCCAGCGTTGCTGGGGTTGGCTTGGCATAAATGGCTATCAAGGTTTTAGTGTGCTTGGTTTTCATGGCTATATACTATCACAATATGATAGCATTATCAAGTTATATCATCTTTTAAAACATTAGTATTCGTGACTTACAGACCTCCTAAAAGCTTTTAAAATTACTTAAAAGGGAAAGTTTGTCGCTTGCACTCTAAACACTCGTAATCGAAGAAATTTGAGAAGTTGCGCTTCCGAGGGCACTTTGAGCGATACCACTATAACCCGCAGCCAAAGCCTCACTGGCAGATTGCACCCTGCGTAACTCCTCAGTATTCAACCTGCCGGTCGTTTCAAAGCTCCTGATACGGCCCTCATATTCCCTCATCACAGCATCGAGAATAAGTTTAGGCTGTTCTATCAAGGATTGATAAATCTGCACGCTACCCTGTAGTTCTGTGCTGTATAGGGATTGTGCCATCTTTTTAACTTCAGCCAATGCACTGAATTTCTGGATAGCAGCCTGAGAATCTAATTTATACACGTCTCCATTTGCTTGAAATACCTTAATCTTTGCATCATTCGTGGCAATCGTGGATTCCGTAGACTTGATATTGGCTTCCATTTCTTTAGTAATAGCACCTAACTGGCTTTCATAAATTTTAAGCTTGGACAATTCGCCTTCCATCTTGGATTGATCGCCGGATAAGGACGCCTTATAAATATCAAAGCCCGCCACTTGCGCCTGAATTTGGGTTCTGAAGACTTCTGAACGTATCTCATAGCCTTTTAGCTTCAATTCTTCCACGGTAGCCTTGCGGCTAATCGCGTCAATCATCGCGCTATAACGGCTAACCAGCAATTCCTGGGTTCTTACTTCCGCTTCCAGGATGGTCACAACGGCCAGTTCTACATCTTTTTTGGCTTTCTCCGCTTCCAGTTGCAGGCGGTAGCCTTCCAGTGCTGATAACGCTGATTTCAGGTTAGTTTCATACTGGGCACGAAGCTCCGCCATCACAGCGAGAATAAATTGCGCACGCGCCATCAGGTGGTCATACAACTTGATAGCCATCTCGCCCAGTTGCGTTGAGAAGGCGAGCGCTTGCTGAACGGTGTTTAATAACACCCCGGCATACTGCATCGCCAGACTACGCAGCCCCATCACTTGGGAATCCGCCATGGTCATAATGAATTGCAGGTGTTGAATTTCCTGTTTACGACGCTCGATGTAAATATCGGTAGACTGGTTCGCCAAGGCGTCCGCGCCTTTTAAACGTCCGGCATGGAGTCCTGCGGTTAAAGCGCCCGGCGGGGCGATAAAGCCGCGCTTGCTGTAAGTATCGGCAAGTCCTTCTTCAATAGCGGCAAACTCTTGTTCAACACGGCCACGGGCGCGGGTATACAGCGCCGCTTCAAAATGGTCTGGCAAGATTTGATCGCCATTAAGGGAACCTATTATCTTATCCGCTAACAGGTTTCTAAGATTATTATATTCCGGCGCATAGGTAGATAGCCAGCTATCCACTTTATCGTCGATGTAGCCCTGCATTTCCGGTAATAATGTTTGATATTTACTTTCTACCAGAGCCTGATAGTTGACCGGCTCGCGTAAGGTATCGGGCGGCAGCGGTGCTGTATAGGCAGGGATTGTCAGACCGGGCGCTGGACCTATGTGCAGTGGTTCAATGACCGGGAAGTCAATCGTACTCAAGACCGGCATCACTAAGGCATCCATTTCCGCAACCAGGGCATCGATGCGCATATCAGGCTCGGCATTATTCCAGTCGGGAATATTGGTCGAGGGTTTAACTTCGTTGAACAGGCCGCTGATATTGAGAACCGGCGCGTCAGGAAAGGTTGGTTTGGGAATGGTAGCGACATCCGCTAACGCAGGTAGCGTAGGCAACCGCGTAGTGGGCGGCTCATAAACAGGAACAGGGGTGTTATCTTTAGCAGGTGCTGTGTAGTTTGGATAGCTAAAGTTAATATCAGGAGGCGTCAGAAAGCCGTACTGGGTAAAGTGCGTGCTTCTAATTTCTGATATGGCGCTGTCAGCTTTTCCCAGATAGTCGTTGGCTCTGGCTACGTTTTCTAATATTAATACATCTGGATCAATCACGTTATTCTCCTGATTATAAATTTCCGAATGGGTGAAATCTCCTTTTAGCGTCTGTATAGGCTATAGCAGCCTCTTCTTTTGTTTTATAACAACCACTAAATAGGGTTTTTCCAGCAACAGTTACACGTGCTCTAAATTTACCAGAACTTGGTATTAGACTCACTCCAAGTAAATTTGTTGTTTTATTATTCCCTCTAGGTGCTCTTTGATTTTGCATATTTTGTAATCTGGTAGCTTCTCGTAAATTTGATATTCTGTTATTTAATCTATTACCATCTACATGATCAATATCATTTTCAGGGAACTTACCATATTCATAAAGCCAAGCTAATCTATGGGATAAATAGGATTTGTTATCAATACTGATCGTATAATATCCTTTACCATCAAATGAACCTGTCTGTTTTCCAGTACGTGCTGCATTACGTTGTTTAAATGACCTTTTATTTTTAAAATGACATTCAGGTCTATGTAACCAAATAAAAATACCAGTATCACGATTATAATCTACGCATTCTTTCAAATATTCTTGAGTTAACATTTTTATTGCCTCCTACAGCAATTCCTAGAAAGGATGCACAGAGGTCAGCTAGGTACTGGTATTCGGGGTATCCCCCTATCTGTGCTTTACTATTATAGCATTTTTGTAACTTTATTTTACCCGCCGCTGTTTCTCAGCTACCAAAACTTCTAATCCATTAAGCTTGACTATATTCTGTATTTCAAACTGCCAGTAACGGCCTTGATTTCCAAGCCCTAATCTAGTCTTTCTACCGTTGAACTGACTTGGGTAGGTATGTTGTTTAACGCCATCGACAAAAGGTGTTATATGGGTTTTGGTATCTGAGTCTAAATAGACTGCAGGACAATTCTTTGAGTTGAACGAACCATAATCATCGTCTCGCAATCGTGCGATTCCGTTTATAGGTACGCTATTATCAGTTAAGTAGTTAGTCGATATTTCAAAAAGTCCTGCATCTGTAACACCGAAGTATTTTTGACCAATAGCAATGATGTGGTTAAACCGAATATTGGTCCAACGAGTGCTTTCCTGAGTAATAATGTTCATACAAAAAGCCACACTATTAGCCGCCCCCACATCAATATGCGCTTTCAGTCCGGTAGAAAAGCCGCCGCCCTGAATGTCCATCCACAATAATTGTGACCTGAACGCGCCGCCTTTTACGTTAATCCCATAATAGCCGGTTATCTCACTATTAAATACCGAAGTAAACGCACCGCCTGCTACCGACAACGAAGCCCAGCCGGAAAACTCCGCTGATAAGCTACTGGCAAAGCCGCCACCTTGTGTATTCCAGCCAAAATTAGCCTCAAGGGACGACTTAAACGCGCCACCCTGGGCATTGATATTAGTTTCATAACTAATCGTTGCAGACAGCGCTGAATTGAACGCACCGCCACTGATAAAAAACGATGGGATCCCGGTAATGGTTGAATCCAGCACCGAGTTAAAGTTTCCGCCTTCGATGTTGCCGCCAAAATAAGACGACAAGGACGAGGTGAACGCGCCGCCCTGTACTGCCATGTTTTCAAAACTGTTTAGAGTTGCAGTCAGAACGCTATTAAAGCCACCGCCTTCAATATTCACGCGTGGCATTATATGGGAATTTAACAGTGCCGCTACGGTTGTTGTTAACGGGATGTTGCCAACAATATTATGAGCGATAGTCGCGGTATGCTTTTGCAGAGTAGCCGCTACGGTAGTTGTCAGCGGTATATTTCCAACTATGCGATGTGCTGTACGCTTATGCATGGTTGCCGCTACGGTCGTTGTAAGTGGGATATTACCGATGATAGCGTGATAATTGGAATTACGCTTGTGCATCACCGCTGCTACCGTCGTTACCAACGGGATGTTGCCAACTATACTGTGCGCTATGGTTGCCGTATGCTTTTGAAGAGTCGCCGCTACAGTTGTTACTAACGGTATATTTCCAACGATGCTGTGCGCTACAGTGGTTGACGGGTTATCAAAAGCTGCCGCAGGGGGAGTAAAGTTTGAGGTATACCTAGCTATACCTTTAGTGACCCTGATTTCATCTAAATAACTATTTGTACCAGTAGCCACACCACCATTTATATAAGGAGCATTTGCTCCTATAGTATGAGTAGCAGTATCAGTGCCTGTAGATCCAACTTGAGTTCCATTAATAAAAGCTCTAACGCTTGTTCCACTTCTACTTACAGCAACATGATACCAAGTATTATTAGTAACAGTGCCTAAGGAGTAAAAAGAGGCATTATTTCCAAGAGTAAATAAAAACCCATTAGCGGGATGTAGGGCTATAGTGACGGCATTTGCTGCATTAGTAGTATCAGAATTACAATAAATATATCCAAGACTGGGCCGAGTTATAGGATTTATCCAAAACTCTACAGTATAATCACCAGTGCCAAAAGAAAAATCTGAAGACCCTGTACCATATAGATAATGACTGGGATCTGCTGCTGAACTATAGAACCCTGCTGTTCCAAATTTAGGGGAAGTAGTACTTAATATAGCCCCTACAGCAGTTATGGTTTTTGTGTTTAAAGAGCTATCGGTAAACGTCGTGCTGCCATTAGTCCCATCACAATGAAGTAACAGACTTACATTAGCACTATAGGGATCAGCCATGACTCTGCTCCGTCAGCCTGACATCAGGAATTAGACAAGTTAGGCGTCACATCGTAACTATCGCCTATCGCCAGGGTATAAGGTCCACTTACATCAACCTCATAAGCCAAAAGCTTGGGCGTAGTTCCGGTAGTAGCGATAAAATAGCCATAAATGGAGCCGGTCATCGCCGAGCCTGTGGCCGTAAAGGTTTGCAGGGCATAGGCAGAAGCATTACCAGTCACTGTCCAGTTGGCATTCACTAGCGTTTTCCTGGCATAACCACCTCCAGTTGGTTCGGTAATAGCCGATAATGTGGTTGAGTTACTCACCGAGGCATTGGTGAATAAGCCTAATTGTAAACTGCTACCACGATTGGCATCAGCACCTGGGTAAACTAAATTGGCGATTAAGTTTTCGCCTTCTGCGGGGACATTGCCTAACATGGTGTAACCTCGTTAATTGGTGATGGAAATCGGTGTATAGGTTAAGGGTGCTGAACTCAGCAAGTCGAGCCGTTCATTGACTAAAATGTTTAGCCCCGTTTTTATATCGATTGCGGCGGTATAGCCAAAGGGCCCAATAATTCCACCTAACGGGTATAAAAGATTAAAGCAATAAAGTATGGTAAATTCATTGTAAGCCGAACGCAGGTGGTAGGGTAAATAGCTCCATTGATAGGTTTGGTCATGGAATATACCGGCAATATTAATGATTTTTGGAGAGGTTGATACGGCATCTCCCCCTAAACCTATAAAATAAGGCTCATTACTAACCACAGAATACGCGGTAGGCGTAACGTAATCTTTGCTTGCTATACTTACCGAGCCGTCATTATTTGCATAAGCGCATAGTTCTGATTCATTTTTGGTAATAGATTTACGTGGTACGAGCGACCCAAACGAATTATAAATAGTCCCTCCATCCGAGTAATCTTTGGTATGACTTATATAATTTTTATAAAGTACCGCTTTATTGATCGCGGAATAGTAAGCTACCTCCAGAACCGGAGAACTCCTTTCATCCAGAAAAGTATCGGTCACTAATCCTGCTGGCCTGTGCGCTGATGTTGCTATGGAGTCTTGCGGAATAGATACGGTAAACTCTACGTTTACGATCGCTGGCGATACATCTATTATCTCTGGAATAATACTGATGACTTCAAGCGTATTCGTTATAGTAGTTACCGACGACCGTGTGAAATTCCCGGTAATATCTTCGTGGGCTTGCGCATTATCATGATATTCGGTTATGTTCTGCCGTAAAGCGCAAAAGCTAGACCCTTCTGCTTTAACCATAACGATATAGGGTTCACCCAAATTAACTGCTCCGGTTCGAGTAGCCAGTCTATCCGCGCCCATTTCAGTTTCACCTGTTACAACGGTAGTCGTAGTGGTAGTAACCGATACAATAGCCTTGTTATATACCAGCGAGGTCGCATAGGTACTGTAGTCGCTTGAGAAGGTTATAATATTGACCTCCTGACGGGTAGAGTTGGCAACGATCTTCGATACCAAACAAATACTTTTCCCGTCTGGCGAGAACTCTGATAAAAACCAATAACTGCCTGTCCCAAGCTCGCTGCCAAGCGGGGGAAGCGCTAATAGAACATCAATATTATCGACAAATGCTATAGTAGGGTAGGTTACTGCTATCTCTTTTTTATTAAGAATAGGGTTTCCTCCGTCCTCTGCTATTACCACGACATATTTATCATTAAGACAAACAGACAATACTTTTAAAGTCAGTGATCCCATCAGGTTAGTTCCGCTGGCTCCGGCTAAATAGACCCTGAATCTGTTATAGCTAGTGCCATTAGATTCCTGATCCCAGGACATAACCTTATTATTCTTGCCTAACCATCCGTTTGCCCCGGAAGGATAATTGTCCTTAGTCGCATACTTATCAAATTTATCATATAGAAAATGCTGATCCGTCCGGTATATATTCATTATCGTGACATATATTTTCTGTACGCCAGCAAAAATAATCGCGCTCGCCTTGCCCTGCTGCAAAAAGATATGCACGCTGACATCGGGAGACAGTTGCTCCCATGTCTGCATGAACGGGTTGTTAGGCGCGTAAATACGCTCCAACTGGTTTTTCTGCTGCTTGACCAGACCCAGCCATTTGGTGCCTTCTACTTGGTCGCCCTGGATAATTATGCTCACAGCCGTTGCCGGTTAGCGGTTTAGTCTTAGATATTGGTCAGGGTGATGTTGAAGGAGTCGACCGATCCGACCTCATTCAATGCGTAAGTTACCTTGGAAGTTCTCATTTCTCCACTAGTGATCCCAACGCTGGCATCGATCCTTGGTAATATTGTTGAAGCATCTCCGGCATCGACACCATTTCCTTTTAATCTCCCCCACCCTATTGTCCCGCTGGCTATGGCCGTAAAACGCCAAACTTCCGCCGGTTCCTTTCCCATGACATTTAAAACAGGGGTAGCGAAATTCAAGCCATTGCCGGGAGAACCCGGCACGAAAACAGCCGCATCACGTGTAGCGACTGCTATTAGGGTCCCGGTAGCGGCATCGTCCGGTGAAGCTGGCTGTGCGCCGGTTCGAAGCTCTATAACGCCATTGGTAAATTGCGTATCTAACGCCGATAGCATGGCGTTAAAGCATTTCGTAGAATATTTAAACATGGGTATTTCCTCATGGGATCATGGCACTTCACAGCGCGAAAAATTGTTTTTAATTACTTATCTGTCTCTCAACTCTATAACCATTTTTAACCAGCAATAAGATAGCTTTATCAATTTCTAAATCTATCGAATAGGATAGAATTTCTTTAGCATCAGCATCAGGTATATTTTTTAAAAAATGCTCTTTGTTAAGTCGTAAATAGTCTATGGAAGTTGAGGCTGATTTCCAGGCTTCACGATCTTCAAGATCTTCAAGACTACCGTATTTAGTAATATGTTTTTTTTGCTCGTCAGTTAATCCGGCATCATAAACAGTCTTATTGAGTCGTCTTATCCATGAATAAAAAGCCGCTCTTGAGCCATTTTTGCAATAACCCAGCTCATTATCTACATGGCTAAATGATGCGCCATTAAGAACCATTTCAATAACTTTATACTGCTTGTGTTTCATGAGCGGGCATTATAGGGGACTCCTATTCCATCATTTAACGCCACGAACCGCGATATGCCATTACTTTCAACAATCGCCGCACTGCATTGGCTACCGGGCGGAAAGGTAGCCTTATTAACCGTATGGTTGGTAAATGGCGGGTAACTGCATACACCACGCTCGGTCCACATAAGCACTGAATGTTCCGGTGTTTTTGCGTATGGTTTTCCCTTGATTACCCCATAATCCGCTAACGGTTGCAGGGTGTCGTCCACATACGCATAAATCGCTTTATGCGTACCTATAACCAAGCCTTTTGAAGTTGAAGCCAGCATTAGAACTTGGCCTGGAATTATTATAAAATCCTTCTCTAAATTCCACCAGTGCATTGAGAATAGTTTACTAAACCAAACTACGCTTGAACCATCCGCCAAGCTTCGACTCAACCACAAGCGGCTGTCATGATACGCAATCAACTCCCCATCAGGCATGGACTTGGCGGTTAATTGAACCGGGTCAATTTGAACACCATCAGGGCGATAAAAAACCGTACCGCTAGCGTATGACAAATAATTTATTATTTGGTAACCAGCAGGCTCTATCTCGTTCTGGATGCTTATATTGCCGGGTCCGGTTAATTCAATCACGCTCATTGGCGACGCGCCGCTTTCCAAGCCTGAAGCGGCTTTATAAGTGGAGACGGATCGATAGGTTCCGGCTGGAAGATCACCGGGTAATACTGTTAATTGGGGAGCAAAGGCGGGAATGGGCAGTTTAAGGTTAGTGACCGTGTCGTCATTGACCATTAAACCTGTATTTAAAAACAGAAACTGCTTGTAATCGTCGAAAGCCGTGGCGTCAGTTGCTGCCAGTTCCAACAGGGACAGGTCTGCCAGGACTTCGCACAGAATACCGTCAGTGATGATATAGGAGCGTTTGGCGAGCGTGCTATAAGCAGCGCTAACGGGAATAGTTTTAGCCAGGATATGGCCTGCGCGTTGAAGAAGTACTCCTTCTGAGGAAATGTCTAAATTTTCACAATCAACTAGAGCATTAAATGGTATTGATCTAGGACCTTCCTTATTCCTAATGCCTAAAAAACTGGTGAGAATTTTGGATTTCATAACGCTTCTTATCAGCGGGAGGGATTAAGTTAGACTATACTCTTAATTTTTGCGAAAAATAAGATTTTTAGTTAAAAACTTTGCTGTCAACTACACCGTCATGAATGACGGAGCTTGTAACTTACCTCGCCACAATCCATGTGGGTCATCGGTAGCTACGATAGGCGGATTGACAGCCGCCCTTAAACTTATATTTTTTGCCGCATTGATGTCGGCATTTTGATTATGGTTACAACTTTTGCAAACAAAAACAGCTTGGCTTTTGCGGTTGGCTTTTGCGGTATGACCACAAACGCTACAGCTTTGGCTTGTGTAGCGAGGGTCAACAAAATTGACCGTCACGCCACAAAGCTTGGATTTATAGGCAATGTATTGCTGAAGTTGATAGAACGCCCATCCACTTTGTTTAGCCCGTTGATTTTTCCTAACCGTAATCCTTTCGCGTATGCCTTTGAGTTCTTCAAGGTTGATGCTGCGAAAAGTGCCTTTAGCCTTCTCAACAAGTTTTTTAGAAATTACGTGGTTGGTTTCGCTACGAAAATTAGCTTCGTTTTTGGCAATGCGCTTCAAATGCCGCTTTGCCGATTTAGTGCCTTTCTTTTGAAGCTGTTGCCTGAGTGTATGGTATCTCTTACGCACGACTTCAATTTTGTCTCCGGAAAACTGTTCTCCATCAGAATCGGAAGCAATCTGGACAATACCCAAATCAACACCCAACACGCCGCCAGTTGGCGCAAACGGTTCGGCATCGTCAACATCAATAACACAAGACGCATACCATTTGGCTTTGATAAACATCAAGTCAACTTCGCCTTTGCGGTAAGGGATAAGCTTACGTTGGTATTCACCGCACTCAAACGGGATAGTTTGCCTTCCAGCAATAGTCCACAAATTTACGGTGTCGCCTTTGCCGAACCGGAAGATACGGTCGTCGTAAGGTTGTGCCGACCACTTCCTGAAATTTCTCTGGGTCTTATCGGCATCCTTAAGCTTGTAGGCATCGGCAACTTTAGAAATACAACGGATTGCGGCCTGAGCTGTCAAACCATAATCTTCACGGCATTGCCGGTATGTTAATTTTTGGAGGGCAAATTGTTTAATAGTATTTTCTTTATAGGCAACCTCAGACAGCCAATTACAAGCTGCATTGCACCGTTCAAGAGTATCTTGAAGTGCGCGTTGCTGCTGTACATCCGGGTTAAGTTTAAGATTTATTACTAATTTCATATCTTCAAGTATAGAGAGTTTTAACACTATGTCAAGACATAAAAATCAAGAGCACTCCATTCCTCACCCAGCTAAAGCAAGGGGCAACCTGGAGCAAAACCGGTGATGAGATTTGCTCCACTGTGCATCGCTTTAATCCGCTCGGCTTTGATCGGCATTGCATCGATAATAATACCGCATTGCCCACTTCGCAATGGACAATACGCTATTGATAGCCTGTGCTTGGCTCAACTAGGTTCCGCTCCGATCAGCTTTAGTCAGCTCCGATTGGCTTTGCTTTGCTAAGAAATCAACTATTAGAAAGTCGCTTATTCGAGAACGCGGCTAGAGCTGCAATCTTTCCCTGGTGTTCATCCCTTTTCCGTATATCGTCCTGGGTTAAATGTTGTTCGTTAACATGCGTCAGTACATTGATGGCTCTTTTAATCTCGGTAGAGACTGTATTCCTTAAGCGTATCATTGCTAAATCAGACTGGTATTTAGGGTAGACAATCTCATAGCCGACCCCTTTAACCGGGTATAAAAACATCTGGAACTTTTCCAGCATAATGCTTTTAAAGCCTTCCATGTTTTGTAAAAACTCAAAGCTGGCATCTTCAAAGTCTTTTTTTGTTCCTCGTTGTGGAAATTCGATTGAGAACTTTTCCAGCAACCAGTTTTTACTGATAACCTCTCCATAATTATATTTAGTAGCAGCTTCCTCGGCGGCTAAAATATACAGTTTATCGAGGGTTACATTGGGTGTTTCGTTTGTGGGGTTCATAAGTGTGCTCCTTGGGTTAAAAAACTGTGCTCTGCAATACTTCGATCTGCTCCGATTCGCTGGGTACTACACTGCTGCGAATTATTAAAAACTTTGCTTTGATGCGCTATGTCAGCTTCGATGCGCTGAGCTTAACTACGCTGCGATTTTTGTTTCTTGTACTTTATCGACAACTTTCTCGGCTTTAAACCTCCCGAAAACACCGCCTTTCTCCGGTCTGTAACCGCCAATACCCACAAACATCCCGGCATTTTCCAGGGATTGCATAATCTGGTTTTCATCCAATACATTTTCATCATACTGGAAGTCGACAGTTAATGACCAATTAAGGAATTTTGGTCGGTAAGCCATGACCCGTGCTTGAGAGACTACTACAGAACGTACATCTTTATAATCGCCATCCCATAACTGTTCAATCGTTAATTTTTTACCATACTCTACAGGGACCTGATCTTCCATCATCAATGTTCCGCGTTTGAGCGCCATGCCCAGCTTGTTTAATTTTCCTCCGCCTATCATCGCCGCACGGATATTTTGCGTCGGCATCACTACGCCTAGTTTGTCATCCCAATATAACAACCCTTGCCATTGGGAACGGGCTATTAATCTATGGTCATCCTCGGTTTTCTTGCGTTTACTGGTAAGTTCTTTATGACGTATCGTTAACGGATTAAGGGGGTCGGCTAGTTTATCGCTGGATAGCAATAGTGGCGAGGTTCCGGTTAGTTTTATTCTTATTTGTTTCATGTAGATACCTTTTTTGGTTAAAAGACTTTGGTTCGCAGCGATTTGCTTGGCTGAAATTCGGTTCGCAAGGCTCGGCATGGCAAGACTCTGCTAGGATTTACTACGAATACCGATTAGCCCACTTTGCAATGGACTAAACGCTATTTTGTAGCCTGTGCTTGGCTCGGCAATACTCCGCTTTACTGCGATGGGCTCTTCTGGGGACTGCTGAGTTTAGGATAGATTCGCTACGCTATGAAAAACACATAGTAGAGTGTAAGTTACGGGGCAATATTAATATGCCTAAAAAAATAACACAACAAAAATTTGACAAAAAAAAGCCCGCAGTTAAGCGGGGATGTATAAATAATTATTTATTATTCACTACAGCTTTTACCTTATGCAAGATGGCGATTATGTCGGCCTGGAAAGCATTGCCATCGATTTTTTTAGCGTCTACGGATTGGTAGGTAGTTACTGGATCCTGGACAAGTCCTAAATCGGTGACAGCTGCCTGATAATCCATGCTAAGACCCACTCGATTACCTGTCGCTGCTGAGGAGTCAACCACATAGATGCCATATTTCTGAGCGGCTATCGCAATAGTATAGCCTTGCATGGTCTTTAACTTAATGGTACTTAAATTGATGGATGAAGGTATCGCTAGTAAAGTGCCAAGGGTATAGGCATTATTGGGCCCCTTGTAACCATAAGTGGGATCCTTGGCAATACTGTCGCAACGTGTCGCAGGCCAGATATAGCAGGTGTTTTTTGAATAGATGCGACCACTCGTCATGATCGCGATGGCATGAGGAATGACCGTATTGATCTCACCAGCTCGAATGACACCGCCCAATCCAGACATACCGGAGCCTCTCACGCCATCATAGAGTCCACTTCCCGTAAAGACGTTGTAATGAAGCGCGGGTCTGTCTTGAAAGATGAGCAAATCATTACTGCCTTGATCTCGAAACATAGCGCCGCCTTCATCAGTTCGGCCTGTTAGTGGATCTACAATAACCACTATGCCATTGCTATTCGTGGTGCTTTCTTTAACGCCAGCGGTCGCACCAAGTTTTCTTTGATACAGCGTTCCACTAGCAGGCTGGGTTCGGTAAGGGTAGTCCCAGTTGTTATCAAGCCGGATATTGACAGGCGTTAAGTGGGGATCGACATAAAGAATAGTGATTAAATCTAGATAGATTTGCGCCGGGCTATTTTCTGGAGAACCCCATAAAGCATCGCTCACATCGGTATAGACCGCCGTGCTTGGGATTGTCCTGTTCCAGATCGATGTTGGCGCAAAGGGTATTGAAAAAGCGTTAGGAGGAATTAGTAGCACTAAAGCCAATAATAGTTTGAATAGGAACATAGTTGAGCACCTGAAAAAAAGCCCGCTACTACACGGGCATTGTCAAAGTGACAGGGGGCATTGGCAGGAGAGCCATAATTATTTCCAGGGTCTGATGGTTTTCCCCATCGTAATTCTCCCGGTAATTTAATAAACGAGCACGCTGTAGCGTTTACTACGCCGCTGGTGGGGGTGTTACTACCGGTACTAATTCTGGAGCCAAATTATCTAAAGCATCCGCCGCAGTCTGCAAGTCCAGCACAGATTGGGTTTGTTCTTCGGTTAATTCAACATCGGCTAAATCGGCGGTTAGTTTATCGATAGACGCTTGTAAAGCGTTCACTTTGGCTACGATTTCAGCTTCAGCTTTGTTCAACTGATTTTTGACACTGACGTTTTGTTGTAAAAGTTCTGATAAGCGCATTTCAATTTCCTTTAAAAGGTGAGTTACGTGGGTTGGTTCTTCTTGGTGCTGCATTGTTATGGCCTTTTTTTTGGGATAACAAATTTTAATATTGATCATAATTCCCCTTCCCTTAGTTTGGGGATATGAAACTTATCTTGACTTTAGTATTAATGTTATTTATACTAAATCCATGATAAAAGCTACAAAAATACGCATATATCCAGACACTAAGCAAGTTGAAAAACTGGATAAAGCGTTCGGTTGTGCGCGTTGGTTCAATAAGCAATATCATTAACATCTAGCAAATCCTTTAATCTTTTAATTTCCATCGTTAGATCATTTACACGTCTTTGATTATTGCTTTGCTCGGTCTTTGTAGACCATTTTAAATTACCTCTTTCATATCCTTTGCTACCATCTATTCTGTCTACGCTATGCGTAGGTGATGGAGCTTTTCCTATATGCTCCAAAAACGCTGAAACATCGTTTAAAAACTCATCACTCATTGTTATACCAATGCCGCCATAATAGGGATACGCACTGTTATCTTTGTTATAGCATCGCTGTTTTATATTAATCCAAGCATTGTGTTCTTTAGTCTTTGATACGCCATGCCTAATTGACCTGCTATAAGAACAACCGGCCATATTACAAGCAGTTTTGCTTTTTCCGCTTTTAAGCACAATTCCTAAAACATTAATTATATTTCCGCAGTCGCATACAACTTCATAGCTCATATTTCCGTGAGGATTGCTGATGGTATTGCCAGTAGCAACAAGATGACCAAACCTATCACCTTTTATAATTCTTGCTCTCTTGGTTATGTTATTAAAAATAGCATCTTCCAAAGATAATTCATTTTTGAACATCCTTGATTTTAATGTACTTACAGGTATGTTATATTTTGAACTTGCTTCGCGTAAGGTTAAGTTACCGTCTTTAACAATATGTGTTATTGAGCTAACCATAGTATCGTTTCTTATCAATTCATTTATGTATGATACATTGTACTATAGTTTGATAAATAACGATAGTTGCATGTAAAAGGCATGATGAAAAACCACCGTCTTGCAAAATCTATTGGTGACGTGGGTTGGGGAACATTCACAGGAATGCTCAAATATAAGGCTGAACAAGCAGGAAAGGGCTACATAGAAGTCAATCGCTTCTTTCCGAGTTCTAAAGCTTGCTCTAACTGTCTTCATGTTCAATCCTACATGCCTTTAGAAATCCGCTCATGGCGGTGTGATAAGTGTGGCTCTATACACGATAGAGACATAAATGCTGCACAAAACATCCGCAATGAAGCACAACGTATGATAGCGGCGGGGATCGCCGGTACTGCCAGTCGAGGCACTGTTAGCCAAGTCAAAGGACGTAAATCCTCTGTTCTTGCTCGTGCCGTTGAAGCTGGAAGCCATGTCCAATAGGACTTGGTAATTCACTCTTGATCTTCGTCATTTTTTTTCAGGTCGGTTAATTTATCGGTCAGGTGATCGCCTTCGTCAATGGTGTGTTGCAGTTTATCGTACTCATCTTTATGAATACCCGGCGATTTTCGTTTCCAAGACCATTCGTAAGTTAAATCACGGCAATAGCCTGTTAACTTTGATACAAGAATGATGGCTCTACTTAGAAACGGCATGTTTACGTACAATTCCTTGTGCAGATTTATCGCGGTAATAGGCGGCGGCACTCGTTAATATCGCATCGATAGACTCCAGGTCCAGATCAAAACCCTGTTTCACCAAGCCCTTTTGAATACGGCGGCAACACGCCAGGTTGTGATCCTTCTTGACAGGTTCCTTGCCCGGCTTGAAGCCGTAGGAATCTTGCGCCATGCCCAAGCAGAGGGCCATAAGTTCAATTCGTTCTATGATCATATTTTGGCTTCCATTTTTTTGAACCATAGCAATCATTTAGACCGTATATGATAGGGATGGTTAGAATACATTCCATACCGGCTGGTATTATCTGTCTCACTTCGATGTTATAAGATCAATTTCAACCACGGTTATCGGGTAATATGAACTCCCAGGGAAACCTATGCCACCCCTTCAGCATCCTTGTTTATCACTTTACGGTTGTATGCGCCCTGCATTGTTTACAGCGCGGGTCGGTCTTTGCCCCGATCTTATAACTTCTACACCTGCATTCACGGCAGGCCATGTTTAAGTTCTTTCTTGAGCGACTGGCAAACTTTAACCTAATTTGACTTTATAGGACGTTTTACTGTCTAATATCCGTGGCATTGCAAAAATACCACAAACCATAGATAGGTGTCTCAGGCCTTCTATGTAGGGCAGGATATTTCTAGTATCGCTGCCCTTATTTTTGTTTATCGATTTTAGCACTCAATAGACGCTAAAACCAACACAATTACTTCTCTCGGTAATCATTAGATCCAACCCTGTTTAAATCCAGCAGCGCCAATTCTTTTCTGGTCATTTCCTTAAAATTTACGTATTGCAACAGCCCACTGACGCCTGTAAAACAAATCCCGTAACAGTCGGTTAAATCTGCATGGCTGTTGCTGATAATATTAATGGCCTGCTCTCGGTTAAGAACCATGCCCTCGCTGAATACACGATAATGATACTCGCTCCTTGAATACCTTCTGTCTTCCTGTATTCTTCTATTGCCTTTGCGTCTATCACCTGTGGTTTCCACTTCTTATATCACGCACCAAATTTGATAATTCCCTTAACACAGCATTGGTTTCTTTTTGCATCTCCATATACTGCTCATGTTCCGCCCGTCTATCCTTCAACAACATTAAGATCAAGCCGAACAGGGCTGCCATTACAGCGCCCGTCAGTCCGGTATTGCTGAATAGCGAGGTTAGAATATCCATATTTTTACCGGCAAATCGACGGCAGGTAGCGAATCGGCGTAGTAGTTGCCGAGCCTATGCCCGCGACAGGATTCGTGGCGGCAGTAGCTGAACATTCAAAAGCCAGACCGCTGCCCGTTACCGTGTACAGAAATTCAATCACTTTCGAAGCGGCATCTCCGCCAATCGTGGGTGATAGCGTCACTGATATTTTTGCCTGATTATTACTTAAGCCCCCGGCGCTACCTACGCTATAAGACGGTGTGGTGCCGACATACTTGGAATCCGCTATCGATTTTAACCAGTCGCCAATAATGGTTCCCGGTAGTGGTTGCCCAATAGGCATCGTGCCATTGCTGGAATATTCCTCCATAAGCGGAAGCTTGCCGTTACTGGCTAAGGATATGACCACCGCTACCTTTGAGCGGGTCGCATAATCGTTATAAGCAGGGATTGAAATAGCGGCCAGTATACCAATAATGGCCAAGACAATCATCAGTTCAATGAGAGTAAATCCGGTTTCTGTTCGATTTAATTGTGTGTGCATTTGATGCCTCCCGGCAATAGTTTGGGTGCTTTTTTCACCTACTAAAATATTTTGAAAATTCTAATCATGATGATTAAGGCCATTCCTATCAAGCATCCCAATAAAATGACTGCTTGCCAAAATTCTTTTTTTTCAGAACTGACCATTAGAATAATTCAAAAAAGGCACCAGGATCACTCTCCGGTTTTGGATAAAGGATAAAGGGCTGGCATTGATACGCGTAGGTTTCTGTATCATTAGGTGGTGGGGAAAATGGTTGAGCCTGGTAAGCATAATCGTCCATTAGCTAAAACTCGGTTCATCAACCCAGCAATTCCAAGAGGTACCACCCCAGGCTTCTGCGTAGAACTCTAATACACCTTTTTGAGTTGGCGTGACGACTACAGATAATTTTTCCCAGACATTAGCGGCAGCACTGGCATTTGTTATAATATCAGTAGGAATACCAGTTAACTGATTTGCTCTACATATTAATCTGGCGGTAAGTCCGGTGTTATCGCGCATGAACCAAACTGAACAGGTTATCGGTGTATTAGCTGGTGTAGCACCAGTGGCTACTTTAAGTGGTAAAGGATAATTTACTGCCCTGTTAGCGGAAGTTGGTGAAAGTTTCCAACTCATTCCACCTGCGGTATGTACAGTGGTTATATCAGAACTTATTAAACCACCATCGGTATAGCCAAAGTGGGTGTCAGTATTACCATTTTCATTAGTAGACCAAAGCATATTATTCATATAATTTTGTGGGTATTGCAAACTAACTTTTACACTAGAATTAAGTGTGCTATTAGTTAAATAATTCATTGAATCTGTAATGATACTGGCAGTAGAATTCCCTGAACTATCTGCTATAGAACAAAAATTATTACTGGTGCCAAGCATAAGAGATGCTGCACAAGTATTATTTCTACCGATAGACGCAACTACCTTGTTATTGGAACTAGAACTATAAAGAGTAACTCCTGGACCGGCATTGTTGTTAGTATTAACACTAATTATTTTTTGGTTAGAACAGGTAACATTATATATTCCAGTTATCAAATTATTATTAGCATTTATTACTGTTATTTTATTACTGCTAAGAACTGTAGAATAAACACCACTATAGGCATTATTATTTGCATTATTTACAAGAATTGTATTGATATAGGCATTATTAAGTAGTATTCCATTACTATATCTAACTGCTGAGATAGATAAATTTATAAAATTTATACTTACTAAATATATTCCATAACCCCAGCCATTCTGCCCATCAAATATAGTTTCTCCAGTTTGAGTTGACATATCTGTTCGATTCCAACCACCAGAAAAAGTAATTGGATTACCATCTGTACCTGAATCCATTATCTGTTGTATTACTGTAGCCAGCGCAACTGCCATAGCAGTTTTAGTAGTTTCTTTCTTATAGGTAGTAACTGTTTCTGTTGTACCTGAATATCCACGAGATGAAGTAGCGGCTGGAACACAATTGGTATCTTGATCTAAAATAACTCTAGTTCCATTTATTGATTGAATCCCATACCAACCTTCAGTGCCAGTATTTTTAGAGATAAGCGAAGTAAGACTTAATGAATCTGCTGAACTACTAGCTTTACAGGCGATAATATTGTCAATATAAAACTGTTGTGCGCCATTGTCAGTATTAACAATAAAGGCGATAGATTTAATAGATGAACCTAAATTAGTACCTAAATCAACTGTAATTGGACTCCATCTGCCTAATGCACCTAAAACTGGAATATTGATGGTATTAACAACAGTTGTACCTGCTGTGTCTGAGCATAGTGCTAAACTACAAGATGAGGCTGCTCCCAATGTCCCTGAAAATTGGTAAATCCAAAATGAAACTTGTTGATAACCTGATAAATCTAAAGTACCTGTTGGATAATAGGCTGCAAGTCCAGTGGTAAAAGCTGCTGCAATGGTTATTCGTGGAGAACCCCAACCCTCTTTCCATATAGCTGCTGTATCTGTAGTTACATTTGTACTGGCAGTCCATGCATTTGTAGCATATACACTAGTATTCCCAAAGCCAGCGATATTTTTAGTAACAGAAGTGGTTAATTTAACTACTGAATTAGTAATCTTACGTACTGTACCTGAAACTCCACCTGGACTATTACCTGAGGTAGTGCCTAGACTATTACTTCCATCTGCATTAAGTAGGGTAATAGCATTAGTAGAGACAGTTATACTCCATACACCATTAGCACAAAGATTACCATTATGCCCATTAACAATAATAGTATCGCCAGTAACCAATCCATGCCCAGCAGATAAGGTCATTACAATAGGGTTAGCGGCAGTAGAGGATACTGGTACAATTGTTGCAGGTAGTGGTCCATCAGTCCAGGTAGCAGTTTGACCAAGAGAGGTAGGATTTGGACTTGCTTTTATTCTGACCTGATAGCCAGGGAAAAGCCTTGCCGCAGTGGCCCCGTTGGTCAGGTCCTTAAAGCGTAGGGCATACGTAATGCCCGAATTGGCGTTATTGCCATCCTCATACGAGCAGAAAAGCACCGGGTAGGCGTTACCCATATTACCTGAGCCAGTGACATTAACTGGCACGCTAAACGTGTTGGCGTCAATCACCGTACAGACATAATCCCCTGACAGCGGCGGCGTGGAGTTAGTTGAATCAATCGCTACCACTTGCCCTGTCACAGAATTATGGCCTGTAACCGTAACTCTGGCTGGGTTCTGTGCACTGATAGCTGTGATTAACATGATTAATTAAAACCCCTTGGCAACAGCCAAAACATCATATTTTGTAGCTACGCCATTATAAATAAATCCCAACCTATCTAACTTACTAGCGGTGGTAGTAGCTGTATAACTGGTAATACTGCCCCCAAACCGGGTTTCGCTGGTAAAGGCGACGGTTCGGCTGCCCGTGCTGTCTTGAATTAATTCTAAAATACACTTTTGACCATCAACAGCGCCCGAATTGGTTATGATGATGTTACCAGTTAGGGTAACTTTAATAACATCGGCAACGGCCCAATTGAGGGTAAGGTTCGCTGAGTAAGCAGGTGTTGTTATGCGGGGTAAAGGCGAGCCTTTGATGTTGGCAACCAGCGAGTAAGTACCTGTTGCCATTAAATAGATATTTCCGGTAGCGTCATCCAGGTAGTAGTCGCCGTTGACGCCCAAAGCATTTGAAGGAACGCCGGTGCCATCGCGCCAGACATTGCCGTTGGTTCCATTGGTTCCATTAGTTCCATTAGTTCCTGAACTGCCAGAACTACCCGTGGCGCCTATTGAGCCTACTGAACCTGTGGCACCTATACTTCCCGTGGCCCCGGTCGCGCCCGTATTTCCGGTATCGCCTTTTATACCCTGGATACCCTGGATACCCTGAATGCCTTGATCGCCAGTATCGCCTTTGGCACCTGCGCTTCCTGTTGCGCCTGCCGATCCGGTTGCCCCGGTGCTACCCGTATTGCCCTTAATATTGGCAACGAAAGTATAACTACCGGCTGCTTTTAGATAAACATTTCCGGTTGCGTCATCGAGGTAGTAATCATTATTTATGCCTAAACTATTTGATGGAACACCAGAACCGTCACGCCAAACCGAGCCAGGTGGTCCTGGAATTGTTGAGTCTGCTCCGGAATTTCCGGTATCGCCTTTGTAGCCCCTTGGTCCAGCAATAGTGCTGTCTAATCCGGAATTTCCGGTGTCTCCCTTTTCGCCTTTTGGGCCGGCAACGGTGCTATTTTCTCCCGCCGCGCCAGTGGGGCCAGTGGGTCCGGTTGGCCCTGGGATTGTACTGTCATGGCCTGCCGCGCCTGTGGCTCCAACCAAAGATAAAAGCCACGCTGCTTCAGTACCTATAAAACCATTGGTAACAGCTAATTCATAAGCGCTAGAGCCCGTATCGCCCTTGAAAACAGCGCTCCCCGGAATGCCCATTTCCCCGGCCACGCCCTGTGGGCCAATCGGGCCTTGGATTCCTAAATCCACAACCTCGATAACGTTTTCCGTAACCTCGACGATTAACTCCGTTGTTGTTTCAACAGTTTCCAAACTCACGGCCGCGAAACATCCTGAGTCGTTTTCAAATAACCGATAATGTAAGTGCGAATGTTAGCGCCTTCAGTAATTTGAATATCGTAATAATACTTGTTGCCAACGGTTAACGCGGCCACTTGCGCAGCGGTTAAACTGAATTGAATATTGTTTGCTGTTGATCCCAGTGCCACGGTAAATTCCTCGACACTCTCTGTATCAGTTTTATCCAGCTTAATCTGGCCTTTTCCGGTAGCGCCTGAAAAATCGACATAAGCGCCTGTAGCATCACGCCAGGACACGGATAGATTTAAGTTGTCCCCTGATATGGCAACCACATCATACTGCAAATATTGCGGGGTTCTGGTTTTTATTACCATCAGAAGCATGCCCTATTGTGATGCGGAAGGTCGGCTTGTTGTTCTCTTCGGGTCGTCGCATGGGGTTCATTGCCGAATATCCGCGAGAACCGTTTTTCAAAGAAGTCAGCCTTCGCGGTATTTTGAATATCCACATCCGGCATACTGTAGGCCCGGTATAACACCCAGTCGATTAAGTTCAGGTGATGCGTGCGTTGGATTTCAGGCTCTTCGTCGTCATCTTCCATATCCGCCAACGGCAAACGGTACGCTTCGATGTGCAACGATCCATCAGTGTCGGATTTGGGGATAATCTCAATGGTTTTATCGAGCTGAATAAAACAATTGGGTCTGGAACTGAGGTCGCGCCAGTTTGGATAGTACATGATGACTTGCTCACTACTGGTAGCCTGCAAGCGGGTATCGTATAAGTGGGCAACATCATCTGGTCCTGGTTTAATAAAAGACACAAATACAATCTGATAAATCCGGTCATCCAGAGGGTATATGCCCTTATTAGCCAGTACCGGAATCGTGCAAAAAGCACTGCTGTTATCGTAAATCAGGTTAGCACGCAAAGCCGCCTGACATTGCGCTTCGTTCAGGTAGATGAGAAAGGTTTCATTCTCAACCAGATACGGCTCATTAATGTCGTTCAGTTGATTCCTGAATACTTGGCGTAGTTCGGAGACAGTCATTAGACCGGCCCTGATAAATCCACTAATTGAATAACTTCGTTCCGTAAACTAGCTACCGACTTGCGGCCGTCCAGTTCCATCCGGTAATTAACCTTGG